CACGTTCGCATCCAAGCCAACGGCTACGGCGCTGACGAACCCAGTCACTGGCGACCTGAAGCTCACCGCAGCCGGCATCCCCATGCCCGGCTCACCGCTTCTGAACCAAGGCGCAGACCTCGGCTGGCGCCGCGACATCCGCGGCATCCAGTCGCGCAGGCACATCGGGGCGTTCGGGCAGGCCACCATGCTGCTGCAACGCGGCTGATCGTCCCAAGCATGGCACCCTGCGCAGCGGCTCAACCCGCCCGCTGCCCGCCATGCCCGTATCCCTCGACCTGAACAAGGCCTGGAAGCACCAGCGCCACGGCGACCTCGTCGTCGTGCTCACGTGGGTCAACGACTCGCGGGCCCTGGTCATGCTGCCGGCCCACCGCCGCGACGCCGGCTGGTACATCGTCGACGAGTCCGCGGCCTGGCGCTGGGGCGTCGACCACCCCGATGCGATGGCCCGCCGCATTGCGATGGAGCATGCGATGCAGCAGTCGCTGATGGCCTGCACCATCCTGGGCATTGAGCCCAGCAAGGTCAACCGGGCCAGAATCATCAGCGTCATCACCGGCTGGATCCCCGACCTCGTGCGCATGCCGTCGGCACCGCTGCCCGAGTTCAGCGACGTTGTCCAGGGCGAGGTCGTGCTGAAGGTCGACGGCGAGGTCGTCCGCGAGGAAGAGATCAAGGTCGAGCGCACCGAGGGCGCGACGTATGGGTGACGTGCTCCGCTACGCCGGGCGCGGCCACCGCAACGCCCCCATCGAGCTCGACGCGCCCATGCCAGGCGAGGGTGTGGGCGCCCGGGCCAACGAACTTGCCACGTCGGGAGGAGGCGAGCACGCGCTCGACAAGGCCGAGGCCCGCGAAGAGCACCGCAAGCTGCTGCAGTGGTACTACTACGAGCGCGACCGCCAGGCGATCAACCGCTTGGAAATGGCCATCGACCACGACTTCTACGACAACGAGCAGTGGGACGAAGATGACGCGGCCATCGTCGAGTCGCGCAAGCAGGCCGCGCTCGTGTTCAACGAGGTCGCGCCCATGTGCGACTGGGTCATCGGCACCGAGCGCCGTGCCCGCGTCGACTGGAAGGTGCTGCCGCGCACCGAGGACGACGTGCAGGTCGCCGACGTGAAGACCAAGGTGCTGAAGTACGTCAGCGACGTGAACCGGGTGCAGCTGCATCGGTCGCGGGCCTTCTCCGACGCGGTCAAGGGCGGCATCGGATGGATGGACGACGGCGTGCGCGACGACCCGACGCAGGAGCGGATCTACTCGCGCTACGAGGACTGGCGCTGCGTGCTGCACGACTCGTCCGCGCTCGACATCTTGGGCGAAGAAGGTCGATTCCTGTTCCGCTGGCGTTGGGTGGACGAGGACATCGCCGTGATGATGTTCCCGGGCCGCGCAGAACGCATCCGGTCGGCCATCGAGGACTGGGCTTTCGACACCTACGAGGACGAGTTCGGCGACAACCGCACGATCAACGGCGCGGCCGGCACCACCGACGCCGCGCGCTTCATGGGCGTGGGGTCCGTGGCTTCGGCGATGGTCGACGCCCAGCGTCGGCGCGTGAAGCTCATAGAGTGCCAGTACAAGAAGCCGGTCCCGATCAAGGTGATCGCCTCCGGCCGGATGGCTGGTGCGCTGTTTGACCCGCGCGACAAGGCCCTGGCCGCCGCCCTGGCCGCCGCCGGCAGCAGCGCCACGATCATCGACAAGATCGCGATGCGCACCTTCACGGCCGTCTTCACCGAGGCCGACATGCTGGCTTGGGGTCCGACGCCGTACCGGCACAACCGTTTCACGCTCACGCCGGTCATCTGCTACCGCAGGAACCGCGATCGGCAGGTCTACGGGATGATCCGCCGCGTCCGCGGGATCCAACTCGACATCAACAAGCGCGCCTCCAAGGCGCAGCACCTGCTCAACACCAACCAGATCATCGGCGACCGGGACGCCTTCGATGACTGGGAGCAGGCCCGCGAAGAGGCGCAGAACCCCGACGGCGTGCTACCGAAGAAGCCGGGCACGCAGGTCGAGATCCGCAGCGGTGTCGGCCTGGCGCAAGGCCAGTTCGAGGTCATGAACCTGAACCAGCAGGCCATCCAGCGGAGCTTCGGGGTCAACGACGAGAACCTGGGGCGCAAGACCAATGCGGTCAGCGGCGAGGCGATCAAGGCCCGCCAGATCCAGGGCAGCGTGGCCACCACCGAGCCGTTCGACAACCTGCGGTGGTCGACGAAGGCGCAGGGCGAGAAGCAACTGAGCCTGATCGAGCAGTTCATGACCGAGGACCGCGTCATCCGCCTGACGGACGCGAACGGCATGATGGAGTGGGTCAAGGTCAACCAGCCGGTACTCGAGGCCGACGGACAGGTGCGGTTCCTCAACGACATCACCGCGTCGATGGCTGACTTCGTCGTCGCCGAGCAGGACTACGCCGGGACGCTGCGCCAGGTGATGTTCGATGCGATGACCTCGCTGGCCCAGCGGCAGCCGCCCGAGGTCGCGCTGCGCTTCCTGCGCATGGCGTTCCAGTACAGCGACCTCCCCAACAAGGACGAGCTCGTCTCCGAACTGCGCAAGCTGCTGGGTGAGCCTGACCCATCCAAGCAGATGACGCCTGAAGAGCAGGCGCAGGTCGAGCAGCAGCAGCAGCAGCAGGCCGAGGCCATGCAGCTGCAGCGCCAGCAGGCCATCGCCGCCGTCGAAGAGCAGCAGGCCAAGGCCCGAAAGATCGCCGCCGAGGCCGAGAAGATGATGGTCGAGGTCGACCGTATGCGGCAGGGCCTGGACCTCGACGGCACTGGCGGCCACGCCGCGGTCGAGCAGGAGCGCATGCTGGCCCAGGTGCGCGAGCAGGCCGCCAGCGAGATCGAGAGCATGGCCGCCAAGCTGCAGAAGGTCACGGGCGACCTGCAGCGCGCCCTGGCCCAGAAGGACGCCGATGTCGAGGTCGCGCGTATTCAGGCCGAGGCGCAGCGCGACGCTGCCGAGATCCAGGCCGCCAGCGACAAGCGCCTGGAGGCGCTGACGCGCAAGCTCGAAGACATGGCGCGCGACCTGGCCGACACGCGCAAGACGGCCGATCAGGCGGTCAAGGCTGCCGAGCAGGTTGCCAAGGCGCAGGCAGAGGAAGAGGCCGACGACAAGGGAGAGAGCGACAACAAGCCGGAGCCCGCCGAGGCTGCGCCTGCCGCCCCGCCCATCACCCTGAACCTGCAGGTCGACGCGCGAGGCGCTGAAGGCTCCACCAAGCGCACGGTCGTCATCCGCAAGGAGGGCGACAAGATGATCGGCGAGGTCAAGGACGAAGGAGACAAGGAGTGAAGCGCGCCATCGTCATCGTCCTCGGCGGCCTGATGCTGACGCTGATCGGCGCGGTTGTGCGGCTGGCCTTGAGACTGGTGTCGTGACCGAGGCCGCAGAGCGCCTGCTGCGCCGCTTGCTGCGCCAGGCCCGCGCCTGGTTCAGCCGCCACCCCGAGCGTGACGATGCGGTGGCGGTCGAGGCCGACCCGCGCGAAGTGCAGCGGTGGATGTGCAACACGGACCATGCGCTGCTGGATGAGGCCGGGCCGGGCCACGAGGCCGGGAGGTCGGCGTGATCGCCCGCATCGCCTTCCGCTACAACGACACCCGCCTGTTCTCGCGGGTGGTGTGCCTGCTGCGCGGCGGTGACAGCGCGCACTGCGAGGTCGCAATCGAGCAGTCTGACGGCACCCACTGGTGCGTCTCGTCGTCGTTCCTCGACGGCGGCGTGCGCGGCAAGGACATGCCGCTGCCGGCCGACAAGTGGCGCGTCTACGAGATCGACGCGCAGCGCGACCCGGCGGCCTGGGAAGTCGAGCATGCCGGCAAGGGCTACGACATCCTGGGCCTGCTCGGCGTGGCCTTCCCGCCGTTCGGACACAGCCGGCGCCGCTGGTTCTGCTCCGAAGCCGCGGCCGACATGCTCGGCCTGCGCGAGCCCCACATCTACGACTTGCGCACCCTGGAGTCGGTGTGCGCGCGATTCGGCACGAGGGTCCAGTAATGCCCGTCTACTCCGTCACCCGCAAGTCCGACGCGGTCGAGGTCTACCGCTACGAGTCTCCCGAGCCTATCGAGTGGTTTGGCATGGAGTTCTCCACCCACGACCACATTGCTCAGGCGGAGCCTGTACCCTCGCCTGAACTTTCGGCCAACGCTTGGCACCTCTATCCCGGCCCGTTCAAGGACAGGCTGGGGATGGACGGGCTGGCTATCGCCGCGTCGGCACACCCGGTGTGCCTGGCTGTTCGGGAGATGCTGTCGGGCCGCCTCTACATCGACCTGAAGAACCCGAAGGTGTCAGGGATGCTCGACATGCTCATTGCCTCGGGACAACCTGAGGCGCACCCGGCGTTTCCCGGCTCTGGACCGATGACGGTCGAAAAGAAGCAAGTCATCTTGGGTGTGCCGGCAGGCGTCGAGGAGGCTTATCGTGGCTGATTTCTTCATCGACCACGGAAACACCGCGCTCTACCCGAGCGAGTACCAGAGCGTCCCTGCAGGCCCGGCAAGCCTGCCACAAGACGGCGATGGTCGGGCAAACGGTCTCGGTGCTGCCCCAGCGTCGGCGGTGGCGAGCTGGGATTTGACCGGTGCATCTGCGTCCTCCGGGACGATCAGCCTCATGGGCGCTACTGTTTCCGCGCTGAACGGAGGCGGGTCCACGTTGGCGACGAACATCGCCAATGCGATCAATTCGAGTACGGCTGCGGCTACGGCTGCGGACGGCAGCATCCCAAGCGTGTACCTGCGCGCCTTGGTCTGGGCTCAGGCGTCTGGGGCAACTCTGAACGTCTACACGCGCTTCGCCTCGGCGAATTTGAACTTCGCCAACAACTCCGCTTGCCGACTGGTGGCAGGCTCTGGATGGACTGCTCCACCAGCAGCGGCCAACTTTTCTGGTGGGGTGAGCGGCCCCTGGAAATACTTCGGGAACGAAACTGCCCTGGCGGCAAGTGTTGCCAGCTCCGTGAGTGGCGCTCTTTGCACGTACGGGGCCTTTCTACACTCCGTCATGAGCAGTCCTGGCTCAGAGGACCGGGTTTTCCTAAGGACGCGGCGTAGCGGCCAGGACTTGAGCTGTCGCCATCAGACAAGCTCGAGTTCCGGCATGGCCAGCCTACGTGCCTTCACCTTGATCGCCGACGACGGCACCATTTGGCCGGAGGCCGGGGTATTTACGTATACCTGCGCCACCACTCATAGCGGGGTCAATCTCCCTTTTACTCTTTTAGCCGGAACGATCATTGGAAACAACCACAGGCTGAAGGCTGTTTTTCAGGACATCCCAAACAATTTTACCGGGGCGATGTTGTGGAGCTACGCAGCCAATACAAGCGGCCTGGTTGAGGAAGTCACTTACGAAATCTCGTCCAACGCATCTTTGAGTGGTGCCTATTTTGTGGCGGAACTGACAGCCAACTCCGCCATGACCTACAGAAGGTGTGTTTTTAAGAATAACCGTATCGGAGGCTACGCATCGGAGAGGTTGGGTATTGCGGCTTATCCGAACGGTTACGCTATGGCGGTCTTTGATGACTGCGATTTTGTATTCACCGGACTGTCAAGTAACCCATCGGGTCGTCTTTTCAGGCTGACCAAGGCTAACTACGCGACTCATCTGAACGTAAGCAACTGCCGCATTTACGACCAGAATGACCCGGGAAGGCGATTCCCGCTGGTTTCTGTCACTACCGCCACTCTTGACACTGTTGCTGAGTGCGAGGGGATTTTCGACAACGTGACCGGCATCACGGTGCTCCCCAGCGATCTGACTACCGGCCTGTACGGATTGATCCCTCCGTCGGACAACCACCCGACTGCGCACAGGTCCAATTACGTCTTGGTGAGCGCCAAGGATGCAGGCGTGTATCGCTTGGAAAATCTGTACGGCATTGCTGACTGGATCAAGGGGGAGGGCTACCCGACGCTTTCTTCTTTGACTACAGATGGCACACCCTGGTCCGTGCGGGCGCTCTGGGGCGGGCAGTATCTCGGTAAGCAGGGGTTTCCTCTGAGATTTTCTCAGATCAGCCTTACTGCAACCGGGATCAAAACTATCACGGCTGAGCTTCTATTCAGTGGTGATATTGCCGATGCTGACATTACCTCTCGGAACGTGTCAATGGTTGTGACGTACATCGACAGCAGTGGCGTGTATAGAACCCAAAGGCTGCCGTATACCAATGATGCACTTCCGGCTGGATCTAATGCGTGGGCGGGGGTTTTTGGAAGTTACGCGGGCTTCAAAGCACGCAAGATGGAAGTGACAACCAGCCATCCCGTAAAGAAAGACACCGAGGTCGAACTCACCATCAGTTTTGAACGCTCCTGTCCGGCGTCACTCGCCGGAAAGTATGTGTTCTTTGACCCTGAATTTGTGGTGTCCTGATGGCGTCGACCTGGCTCACAGAGAATGACATGCGGCCTTCGTTCGCTGTTCTCGGCAATGGTAAAGCCAGGTCAATTCGTGGCTACGTTATTGGCTATCAACGCTTGCCGACTGATCCGATTGGGGTTGCTGCGGTAACTTTTAGCGGTGTGAAAGAAGGCACCGAAATCCGCGTGTATGCGAACGGAGAAGAAGTCGCAGGGGTAGAGTCCTGCGTGGCAAGCCAAACCCTTAGCTGGCCGGCGTATGCGTCAGGCAACTCTAATAACAACGTGATCATTCGCATTGTCAACAATCAGTACAAGCTCATGGAGTTTGATTACGTATCTTCTCCGGGGGCTCAGTCCATTCCAGTTCAGCAGCGGCTAGACCCCTGGTACAAGAACCCGGCATAAGGAGGCCACGATGCCTAAAATCACCGACCCGGATCAACTGACGTTCATCGTCAACGGTTCGCCTACCACGGAGAACCTGCGGTTCGACACGACGACCAAAACCATCGAACTCGTCAGCGGCGGGAGCCTGGTGGCCAAGGACGGAGTGACCGGCCAGTGTCTGTTCAGCAAGATCAAAGAGGTCATCAAGGCGTCACCCTTGCTGATCTCGGTGCCTCTGCCCGTGCTGGAGATGATCCACGACGAGTCAATGGAACTCGTCAACGGGTGGCAGTTCAAGAACACGGCTTCGACCAAGATGGTGAGGGACTGCGGCGTGGCCTATGTCAACGCCGCAGGTGCGACGACGGCGATGTTCGCCTGCTTCACGACCCTCGGTCAGATCTCTGCAGGAACCGACGTCAATGCGGACCTGTACTTTGTGCAGAGCAGCGCGACGGACGCAACGCCGGTCTTTTTCACTCACCTCAACACTGGGGACACCTTCGGCGTCAACGAGCTGGTTCAGATCTACCTGGATACCAACGGAGACGGTACGCCGGATTACGACTATCGCAGCTACGCCAAGGTGTTCCTGCGTAGGGCTGGCTACACGTATGACGAGTCGAGCAACATCGACATCGGCTACCCGGAACTGACCTACAAGAAGTACAACTTCCCGGTCACGCATGCCGTGGATGCAGGGGTGACGGTAGCCGATGGAACTCTTGCCGGCTATGCGGGTATGACCATCGAATGGCTCGCGGCTTCCCAGCCCTACGCCTTGGGATCCAACCCCAGCTACAACTACCGTGTCGTCATCACCGGCAACCTGAAGAAGGCTGATGAGATCTACTCCTGGGTTCAGTGGCGGCTTCGACAGGGCGTGGACATTGATGCCGGCGCGACAAACCGGGTGGGCAAGGTCACCCCGGCCCTGGTGTTCATGGACGGTGCGGTTCTCAAGACGCGCTTCCAGCCGGGTGTCGGCGGTGTCCACATCGCCAACCCATCCCCTGCGTCGTTCAACTTCATCGCTCAGGCTGACGATACGTTTGCCGGCACTTACAGGACTTACCCCCTGTCGGTGACCATCAGCATCGAGTTCGACTCGTTCCTGACGGCCGATCCGGACGGCTATTTCTGGGTGTTCCCAGCATCGAGCTACGGCAACCCTGGTGCCGCTCCGTTCCAGGACGCAACCCCCGCCAACATCGAGGGGTCGACCTTCAACAAGACGGCCGGCTTGACCTTCGCCAAGACCTACTCTGCGGACACGCCGCTCAAGGGCATCGCGGTCGGCAAGGGTGGGGCCAAGATCGCCATCGCGGAGACCACGCTGACTGCTGAAGGGGCAAAACTGGTCTTCGTCGCTGGTCGGGAGCGCTGGTACGCCAACCCGTAAGGATGGCCAGTGAGCTACACCTTTGACGGACCAAATCGGCTCGTCCTGTGCAACGCCGGGACGGTCGTGATCGTCCTTGCCGATCTGTGGTCGCGGTGGAAAGACTGGGTGTTGCAGGACAACGCCCACTTTCTGCCCGCGTTCGACACGGTGGGCGGGGAAATTCCAGCTATTCCCCTGTACCTGTTCACTCTCAACGGCTGGAGGATTCGCCCTCAGTCTGCTAACCACACCCTCATCGTTCGTGGTGGGGTGTTGGTGGATGCTGACGCGGGTGACCCGTTCGTGGACCCTGTGGGCAACTACGTCGTTCGGATTCAGCTTGAGGCGCCTGGCATCGCAATCGGCTACAGCTCGGGCGGGGGCGGGGGCACTGGTCCGACATCGAGCCAGATCGCCGCCGCCGTCCTGGCCGCCATGAACAGCACGCCGCCTGGGGTGGATGTGCGGCGCATGAACGGCGCGCAGGTCATCGGGGACGGATCCGAGCTTGACCACTGGCGAGGCATCGGTGTTTCACCGTAGCAGCTTCTCGGCGCGCTCGTTCTCCGAACGATCGTGGCGCTTCCCGGTCGCGGAGCCTGCTGCCGGCTTGGCAGACCGCATCGGCGGTGGTGGTCGCCTGCGCGGAGGCGACGATGACGAGCGGATCCGTGCTGCCTGGGACGAGATCGACGCGCTTCGGCGCCCGCTGCCAGCCGGCCAGGTCGGCGCACCGCTGCCGGCCGCAGGCGCAGACACCGCCGACCAGGCGGGTGCAGTCAGGGCCAGGCCATCTGCAGCCATTGACGTGCTGCTGCCCAGCGGCAAGCGTGCGAGCGTGGATCCGGCCACGCTCGCTATCACCGTGCCCGCCGAAGGCTTCACCGACGAGGACATGGAGGCCGCGCTGCTGGCGCTGTGCCTGCTGGACTTCGATGATTGATCCCAAGCATGGCACGCTGAAAGCCCCATCCACCCGAACCCTGCCAAGGAAGGCACACACATGGCCCCCGCGCTATCCACGCTCGACAAGGACATCCTCGACACGCTGACCGACGAAGAACGGGCGGCGATGGCCGAAGAGGACGTTCCAGGCAGCGAGCCCTCCGCATCCCCTGCAACCGCATCGGCCAGCGCCGACGCTGACGCCGACGCTGACGCTGACGAAGGCGCTGACGCTGACGAAGGCGCTGCACTCGAAGAAGGCAAGGGCGCCGCGCCCGCGCCGGCTCCGGCCGCAGAGCCCGCGCCGGCACCTGAGCCTGCCGCCGCGGCGCCGGCCGCCGAGCCGCCCAAGCCGGCCCCCGCACCCGGCCCAGCGCCGGCCTACTCGTTCAAGCTGCCAGAAGACTTCGACCAGCAGGTCGACGCGGCCAAGGAGAAGGAGTCCGGCCTGTGGGCCAAGTTCGACGAGGGCGAGATCTCCCGCGACGAACTGCAGGCCACCCTTAGCGAACTGAGCGAAGAGCAGCAGCGGCTGCGCAACATGCAGCTGAAGGCCGAGCTCGCCCAGGACATGCAGCGGCAGTCGATGGAGCAGCAGCGCGACCAGGCCGTCAACAGCCTGTTCGAACGCGCGGCCAAGGCCGACGGTGGCGGCATCGACTACCGCACCGACGCCGCGCGCCAGAAGCAACTCGACACCTTCCTCAAGGCGATGGCCGCCGACGAGTCCAACGAGGACAAGCCGCTGCAGTGGTTCCTCGACGAGGCCCACAAGCGCGTGCTCGTGCTCAACGGCATCGCGCCGGTCAGCGCCGCGCCGGCCGTCGATCCGGCCAAGGCGAAGGCCGACGCCATCGCCGCGCGCAAGCCCGACACCGCGGGCCTGGATGCCACGCTGGCGCACGTGCCAGGCGGCCAGGGAACCGGCGACGTGGGCGGCGAGTTCGACGACATCCTGGGCCTCGAAGGCGAGGCGTTCGAGGACGCGCTAGCCGCGATGGCGACCAAGAACCCGCAGCGGTTCGCGCGCTTCCAGGCCACCACGCGCCTGTGATCGAGGCCGACGTGTCGAGCGATCAGCAGCGTGTGGGCCGGATCTGCATGGACCTGCACCCCGGCGAGCGCCTGCTGATCGGCGACACCGGCGTGGAGGTCGAAGTCGTGCACAAGAGCGGCAAGGCGGCGCGGCTGCGCGTCGTCGCGCCGCGCGACATGCGCATCAGTCGCGAGTCCGGCGCGCAACAGCTTCAGCACGGAATCCCAAGCATGGCAGGATGACCGTGCAGGCCCGGTAGCGAAGAGCGGAGCGGGCTGAGTGGCGCAGGAGTGCCGTCTGGTTCAACACCTGAAAGGGCACTCTCATGGCACGCACCATCGTCGGGGTCAACGACCCCAAGGCCGTCAAGAAGTACAGCGGCCTCCTGGCATTCGACACGTCGCAGAAGGGCTATTGGTCCTCGCGCTTCATGGGCCGCGGTGAAGCCGCCGAAGTGCCCATCCAGATCCTGACCGATCTGGAAACCGACGCCGGCGAGCAGATCTTCTACGACCTGCTGGCCGAAATGCGTATGGCTCCGGTCGAGGGCGAGGACAACCTCGAGAACAACGAGGAACGCCAGCGCTTCTACACCGACGCGGTCTACATCGACCAGGCCCGCTGCGGCGTGAACACCGGCGGTCGCATGACCCGCAAGCGCACGCTGCACAACCTGCGCGAGAAGGGGCGGCGTCAGCAGTCGAACTGGTGGGCTCGCGTTCACGACGAACTGACGTTCATGTACATGAGCGGCTCCCGCGGCGTGAACCCGAACTTCCTGTTCCCGACCGGCTACACCGGCCGCGCGAACAACGCCTTCGCCACGCCGGACTCAAACCACGTCGTCTATGGCGGCAACGCCACCGCGTTCGACAACATCGACGCGAACGACAAGTTCGACCTGTTCTCCGTGGGCACCGCAGTGACCCGTGCCGCGGTGCAGGGCGGCGGCCCGACCGGCATCCCGGTCCTGCAGCCGTGCAAGATCGACGGCAACGAGACGTTCGTGTGCGTGATGCACTCGTGGCAGGAGGACGACCTGCGCAAGAGCACCACGACCGGCGACTGGCTCGACATCCAGCGCGCGGCGGCCGGCGCCGAGGGCCGCAACAACGCGATGTTCAAGGGCGGCCTGGGCATGTACCGCGGCGTGATCCTGCACTCGCACCGCAACGTGATCCGGTTCAACAACGCCGGCTCCGTTGCGAACGTCGAGGCCGCGCGTGCGCTGTTCCTGGGCTCGCAGGCGATGGTCGTCGCCTACGGCAGCCCGGGCACGAACATGCGGTTTGACTGGCACGAAGAGACGCGGGACAACGGCGACAAGGTCGTGATCTCGTCCTCGTCGATCTTCGGCTGCAAGAAGGTCCGGTTCACGACCGACGAGGTCGGTGCGCAGGACTTCGGCTGCTTCGCCATCGACACGGCCTGCGCGTCGCGCTGATCGCCACCGACTGAACAAGGAGAACCTATCATGGGTGCTTTCACGGGCTCGAATGCCTACATCACCGGCAACAAGCCGATGCCCACGCCGTCGGGCGGCGAGGTCGTGGCCTGCCGCATGACGCTGCCGATGGCCACCGGCGACCTCAACACCGGCGACATCGGCCCGATCGGCTGGCTGCCGGCCGGCTGCGTGCCGGTCGACGTGCTCGTCGACGGGACCGACATGGACACCGGTGCCGCGGCGCTGGTGCTCAACGTCGGCATCCTCAACGCGGCCGGCGTCGACCTCTCGACGGCTGCTGCCGACGGCGGCGGCGCCTGGGGCGCGACGACCGCGGCGAACGCCGCGTTCCAGCAGCGCCTCACGCCCACCGGCATCAACATGGTCAGCGTCCAGGCCACGCAGTCCGACCGCAAGCTGGCGGTCAAGGTGGCCACCGGTGCCACGACGCCGGCCGCCGGCACGCTGGGCCTGACCCTGCTGTATCGCGCCGCCTGACCCCGGCTCGCCGGGTGATGGCACGAGTGGCGGCAGGGCAGTTGCCTCGGTCGCCGTGGCAGTCGCGGGGGGTTGCCCATCAAGGCGCCCCCCGCCTTTCTTGAAGGGTACGAGACATGCGCCTGATGACCACGGTTCTCACGCGACGGGACGGCACGGTGATCCTTCGCGGCCAGAACGGCAAGAGCTACGTGTTCAAGGCCGAGCAGGTCGGCGGCGATCTGGTGTGCGACGTGGACGACGAGGACACCATCGCCTCGGCGCTGCTGACCGGCAGCTTCGAACCCGTGGATGCCGAGGACCAGGCGCAGGCCGCGGACCTGCTGATGTCGCTCGGCGGCAGCGAGGCCGATGCGGACCCCGACGCCCCGGGCGAGGGCAGCGAAGACCTCGACGACGACGAAACCGACCCCGAGGCCCTGCCCGAAGAAGCCAACACGCCGCCCGCGGCCAAGCCCGCGGCCAAGCCGCGCGCCAAGCGCGGCACCTGATCGGAGGCCGACATGAAGGGCCAGGACATCATCGACCGCGTGCGGTTGATCCTCGACGACGAGACTGGCACCGGCTGGTCCGACGAAGAACTCGTCGCGTGGATCAACGATGCCTGCCTGTTCGTCGCGCTGCTGCGGCCGGACTCCAGCGTCGTCAACGCCAACATGACCCTGGCTGCGGGAACCAAGCAGTCGATCGCGGCCTTGACGCCGCCCGGCCTGCGCCTGCTGGACGTGGTCCACAACGTGACCACCGGCCGCGCCATGCGCATGGTCGACCGACGCCGCTTGGATTCGTCGCAGCCGACCTGGCACGGCGCCACGCAGGCCGCGCCGACCGACTTCACCTTCGACAACCGCGACCCGACGACCTTCTACGTCTACCCGCCGTCGCCGGGTTCAGGCCAGTCGCTGAACATCGTCTACTCGCGCGTTCCGGTGAAGATCGTCGTGGGGGATCTCGCGTCCGTGGATCTGTCGCCGCCCGACATCTACCTCGACCCGGTCGTGAACTACGTGCTGTTCCGTGCCAAGGCCAAGGAGGTCGAGCATGCCGCAGACCAGGGCGCTGCCGGCGCGTACCGCCAGCTGGCCGAGGCACTGCTGGGCGTCAAGGGCACGGTGGACAAGGCGCTGTCGCCGGTGCAGAACACGCCGGGCGCCACGCCGACCCCGGCCGGGCTGTAACCCGTGACGGCGCTGGCCGAGTTCCTGCCTCTGGTGGGGCAGCACTGCCCCAACGCGCCGAGCGTGGCCATCGAGTTCTGGGCGCGGCGCGCGGCCATCGACTTCTGCCGGCGCACCCTGGCGCACCAGGCGGCGCTGGCCGCCTTCAACACCGTGATCGGGACCGCCGAGTACACCCTGGACTGCGGCACCGGCCTGCAGGCCGCCAAGCTGCTGTCCTGCCGCGTCGGGGGCCGCGCCATGCGCCTGACCACGCCGGCCGAGCTCGACGCGCTGGCCGACGTCGTCACCAACAACAGCGTGCCCGAGGCGGCCTACCTGTCCGGCACGTCCAAGTTGACGATCTACCCCAAACCCTCGGCGGTGGAGGCCGTCGAGGTCCGGCTGGCCCTGGAGCCGACCGCCGACGCCGCCGCGGTGGCCGACGAACTGTTCGCGCAGTACGCGCACGCCATCGCCTACGGCGCCGCGGCCAAGCTCGCGATGACGCCCGACGGCCGCGACGAGCGCATGGCTTCCGCCATGTCGTCGATGTTCGATGATGAGGTCGGCCGCGCCATCGCCGCGACGTACTTCAACCGCGCCCGCAGCGGGCCGCGCGCCACGCCGACGTGGTGCTGAAGGGCGCAGCATGAGCCTGCTGCGCTTCGACCGATTCGCAGGCGCCAACCTGGCGCTGCATCCGCTGATCGTGCCGCCCGGCGTGGGCGTGGCGTGCTGGAACCAGCGGCCCGGCCGCGGCGACCTGCGGCCGTGGAAGGCGCCCCTGACGGTGGCGACCGTCCCGGGTGGCAGCGCGACGATCTACCGCATGGGCCGCGACGCGGTGAGCGACGCGGCCTACTGGCTGGCCTGGTCGACGAAGGTCGACGTCGCGCGCGGGATGCTGCCTGGCGACGATGCCGAGCGCACGTTCTGGACCGGCAACGGGCAACCCAAGTGGACGGACGCTTCGATCGGGCTTGGCGCGACGCCCTACCCGACGTCGACCGGTGTGCGGCTGCTGGGCGTGCCGGTGCCAGATGCAACGCCGTCGCTGACGCAGACCGTGGCCGGCAGCGGCGACGACGAGAGCCGCGCCTACGTCGTGACCTGGGTCAACGACCGCGAGGAAGAGAGCGCGCCCAGCACGGCCGCGGTCATCACGACCAAGCCCGGGGCGACGATTCGCGTCACGCGCAACGCATCTGTACCGTCGGGAGCGCATGGCCTGACGAAGTGGCGGATCTACCGCACGGTGGCGGGGTCCGGCGCGGACTACCTCTACGTCACCGAGGCGGCCGCTGCGACCGCCTTCGTCGACACCGGCGATGCGTTCAACGCTTTCAACCCGCTGCCGTCGGCCGAGTGGGATTACCCCGACGGCAGCTTGGCGGGCCTGACCTCGCTGTGGAACGGCATGATGGCCGCGTTCAAGGGCAAAGACCTCTACTTCTGCGAGCCGTTCCGCCCGTTCGCGTGGCCGGAGGCCTACCGGGTGCCGCTGGACGACGAGATCGTGGCGCTGGCGCGCTGGCGCACCAGCCTGGTCGTGTTGACGACCGGGCACCCCTACCTCGTGAGCGGGTCCAGCCCCGAGTCGATGCAGCCGCAGCCGCTCGAGATCGACCAGGCGTGCATTGCCGCCCTCGGCGTCGTGGCCTTCGGTCATGGCGTGGCCTGGCCGTCGCGCGACGGGCTCAACTACATCGGCGACGGCGGCTACCGCATGCTGACGGGTGGCCGCGCGCTGCAAGAGGACTGGCTGGCGCTGAATCCGGGCACACTGATCGCTGGGCGCTACGAGGGCCTGTACGTCGGCAGCTATGACCCGGGAGGCGGTCGCAAGAGCTTCATCATCGACCCGTCGATCGGGCCGGGCGACCCGGTCGGGCTGTACTTCTGCGACAGCGGGTTCACCGCCGCGCACTACGACCAGCTGGCCGACTCGCTCTACGTGCTCAACGGCGCGAACGTGCAGAAGTGGAACGCCGGCTCGACGCTGACCGCGACCTTCGACTCGCGCACGGAGCGTCTGGTGCGGCCGGAGTCGATGGCTTGGGGGCAGGTCATCGCCAGCAGCTACCCGGTCACGCTATCGGTGTGGTCGGACGGGCAGGCGGTGCTGTCGAGCGTGTCGGTTGCCAGCGGCAAGGCGTTTCGGCTGCCGCGTGGCAAGCGCGGCGCCGAGTGGAAGATCCGCGTGGCGACGGCCGGCGCGGTGCAGGGCGTGACCCTGGCCGGCTCGCTGCAGGATCTCAGGCAGGTGCCGTGAGGCCGGCATGGCGACGACCAAGCCTGTCCCCGACGTCGGCGACGTAGTCGTCAGCGACACGGCGCAGCTGCAGCGCTTCCTGGAGCGCGTGCGCGAGGTCATCCAGACCCGCGAGGGTCGTCGCGGCACGCCGCTGCAGAAGGGCGTCACGTTCGCCGACCTGGCCGACCTGGGGCTCATCGCGCTGCTGTCGTCCGGCCGCTACGCTGGCGTGGTCGACGCCATTCCGGGCCCGCCCGGGCCGCCTGGCGTTCCCGGGCCGCCTGGCGACACCTACGTCCCCGACCTGACGCCGCCGCCGCCCGCCGTGTTCGTGGGTGTGACGCCGGGGTTCTCCTATCTGTTCGTCGAGTGGGAGCAGCCGATCTACTCGGAGGGCAACGGCCACGCCTACACCGAGGTCTGGGCGGCGCAGTACGGCGGCACCGGCCCGCTGCCGACGTTCTCCGACGCAATGCTGGTGTCCAAGGAGATCGCGCCGATCTTCGCGTACCAGGCAGGCCTGGGCGTGCAAGTCCACTTCTGGCTCATCAACCGCACGAACGACGACGTGCCGCAGGTGTCGCCCTCCGGCGGGGTGAACGGCCAGTACGCGACGACGCTGGGCCTCGATGTGGGCTACCTGCTGGACGTGCTGACCGGCCAGATCACGGCGAGCCAGCTGTTCATGGACCTGGGGACGCCGATCGGCCAGATCGGCGAGAACGACGACAGCGCCGCGATGGGCGCCCTGCGTGCCGCCTTGCTGGTGCACGAGGAAAACGTAGCGCGCGGCGCCGCGATCACGCGCGTCCAGACCGAATTGACTGAGGTCGACGTGCGGTTGGCGCAGGACGTGCTGGCGCTGACGGCCGTCGTGTCCGAACCTGGAACCGGCCTGCTGGCCCGGGCCGACGCCGTCGAGCAGTTGACGACCTCGATCGACGAAGACCTGACGGTTGTCGCGCAGCGGTCCCTGGACCTCCAGGCGGCCATCGACAACCCGACCGTCGACAACAACCCCACCTACGCGGCGCTGCAGGTTGCCGAGAGCGCGACCGCATCGCTCGACGGGTCGGTGCAGGCGCTCTACACCGTGCGCGCGGAAGTCGGCGCGGGCGGCAGCACTCTGGTCGGCGGGTTCGGCCTGTCGGCGACCGCCACCGCAGCCGGCGGCCCGAAAATCGACTTCGGCGTGAGGGCCGACACCTTCTACGTCGCGGCGCCCAGCGGTGGCGGCACGACCGAGACGCTGATCCCGTTCATCGTCAAGACGGGCACCTGGGATGACAGCGGCGTCACCAGGCCGGCCGGCGTCTACATCCGCGGCGCGTTCATCGAGAACCTGGTCGCCGTCTACGCCACGATTCAGAGCCTGGTCGCCGACGACATCACGGCCGCCGACATCACCGCGGCGCAGATCCTGGCCGGCTCGCTGCGCGTTGGAAGCTACATCCAGAGCACGAACTACGTGTCGGGATCGTCAGGCTGGCGCATCAGCGCCAACGGCACGGCCGAGTTCGGCGCGGCTTCGATCCGGGGCCAGCTGACCGCCGCCCAGATCAATGCGCGCGGGTTGTCGATCTTCGCGCTGGACGACTCGCCGGTCCTGACGGCCGGCGCGTCGGTCGCGGCGTCGACGTTCCTGGGAAACGTCACCGGGCAGGTGGGCGGCATGGTGGCGGCCACCCTGGTCACGAAAGCCACCAACGCGGAAGCCGACGCCACCCAGGCCCTGCTCGACGCCGCGGCCGCCCAGGACGAACTCGACGAGATCGCGGCCGACGACAGGCTCACGCCGGCCGAGAAGGAGCAACTGTTCACCATCTGGCGCAGCGTGCTGCAGGGGCACTCAGACCTGCTCGCCAAGGCCGATGCCGCTGGCGTGGACCGCACGACATACGCGACCTACTACGGCACGCTCAACACCTACCTGACTGGTGCCAGCGGCTTGCTGGTAAACCGCTCGGTGACCAGCACCATCGTCCGCTCGACGTTCGACACGAACTGGGACAACCTGTGGGCGAGCCGGAACAGCCTGCTCAACCGCATTGCGAAGAACGCCAAGGATCGCGCGGACGCCGCCCAGGTGGACGCTACGCAGGCCATCGCGGACGCGCTGGCGGCCCAGGACGACGCTACGCTGGCTCTGACTGCCCGGCTCGCCAAGTCGGGCGCCGACACTCTGACCGGCCCGATCAACCTGAACGCGGCCACGGCCATCCTCGTCGGCACGGTCAACGATGGGCTGTACCTGGGCAACACCGGCCTCGTCGGGCGCAAGGCGTCGCAGACCACGTTCTCGATCACGACGACCGGCGACGTCACGGTCAAGGGCGACATCACCGGCTCGACAGGTCAGTTCGTCGGCTCGGTCAGCGTCAACGGCGCGACTTACGCCAACACCGTCAGCGGCTTCTGGACGGGCATCGACGGCGGGCTTGCCAAGCTGCGCGTCGGCGATGCGAGCCAGTACCTGAAGTGGACCGGCACGAACCTGGAGATCAAGCTCAACAAGGTCACGCCGGCGGCCGGCAACTTCGCCAACGACTCCTTCACCAAGAGCCCGACCATCGTCCGATCCCTAGGCTCGATCACCGTCACGGCCACGGGCGGCACCGCCCCCTACACCTACTCATGGACATGGGACTGGGCCAACACGACCGAGCCCGCATCCGGCGACGACGGCGGCTTCTGCTCGTTCAGCGGCGCCGACGGCAACATCGCCAGCGCTTCAGCCAGGAGCAACAAGGACTGCATCATTCGCGTGCGCGCGACCTGCACCGTGATCGATTCCAACGGGCTGTCCGCGACCATTTCCCGCGTCGGGTTTGGCACCTTCGGGAGTCCGCCGTGAGTTTCACGCACGCTGTTGTCGCTCCCGATGGCGCCGTGGACAGGATCACGGCAGCCCCGGATGCCACGGTCGTTCCGCAGGGGCACACCGTCGTCGCGCTGGCAGAGCCGTTGTCGGGGTGGCCTGCAGGCCCTGCAGAGGGCGCGCTTCAGTGCAGCCCCGATGGCACCCTGTCGTGGGTAGACGTCCGCACGCTGGCCCAGGCCCAGGCCCAGGCGTGGGAGCGCATCAAGCTCGCGCGCGCGGCGCACATCGACGCCGGCATCGTCACGCCCTACGGCGCCTTCCAGACCGCGCCGCCGGAGCGCCAGAACATCGCCGAGGGCGTGCTGCTGGCGCGCACGCTGACCGACCTGGGCCAGCCGGTGTCGATCGCCTGGACCCTGGCCGACAACACCGTCGTCACGCTCGACGCGACCGCGATGGTCAACGTCGGCCTGTTGCTGGGCTCGCTCGTGCAGCAGGCGCACGCCACCGCCCGCACGCTTCGCGCTGCGGTCGACGCGGCAACGACAATCGAGGAAGCAGACGCGGTCCAGTGGCCGCAGGAGTAAGCCATGAGCTGGTACACCACCGGAACCGTGACCGTCACCAACGGCAGCCCGACCGTCACCGGCAGCGGAACGTCCTGGGCCGCCAACGTGCGCCAGGGCTGGGTGTTTCAGGGGCCTGACGGACGCGCCTATCAGGTGCTGGCGGTGAACAGCAACACCAGCATCACGCTCGCACGCAACTACGCCGGCTCGACGCTGGCGGGCCAGCAGTACGACCTGTTCCCCACGCAGGGCGAGATTCGTGACCTCGCCGCCCAGGCCGCGGCGCTGGTAGCCGCCGTGGGTGCAATGGTCAACGGCGCCGGCGCCGGCAAGTTCTCGGCCGGCGCCGCGGCCACGCCGGGCGTCGCCAACGCAGCGGACGTGGACACCGGCTGGTTCTGGCCGGCGCCCAACACCTTGGCGGCCTCGACCGCCGGCACCGAGGCGCTGCGCGTCGACGCGGGAAACCGACTGCTGATCGGCGGCACGGCGAACTTCTCCCCGGCATCCGGCGTCAGCCCGGGGCTCCAGGTCCAGGGCGCCGGCTTCTCGGCTGCCACGGCGTCAGTGCAGGCATTCAGCGCCGACATCAACGGCTCCAACCTCTACTTCTCCAAGTCGCGCAGCGGGACGGTGGGCACGCATGCCGTGGTGCAGTCGGGGGACACGCTCGGCACGGTTCGCTTCGGCGGCAGCGATGGGACCAACGTCATCCCGGGCGCGCAAATCACCGCGACGGTGGACGGCACCCCCGGCACGAACGACATGCCTGGGCGCCTGTCGTTCCTGACCACCGCCGACGGCGCCAGCAGCGCCAGCGAGCGCATGCGGATCGACAGCGCCGGCAAGGTCACGGCGTACAACGCGGCCAGTGTTCTGGGGAACACCACCTTCGGTAACAGCAGCGACTCGCCGGTGCGCGTCGGCATCAGCCGCCTGGGTGGCGCCGTCGAAACGCCGACCGGCGGCTACAACGGCGGCACCGCTCTGGCCCTGGCCGTCGGCGGCGGCGTGGCGTCCAGCGGCTGCGCCCTGTCGATTTGCGCAAACCCGCAGGGCGCGTCGGCGGTCTACCTGTGCGACACCGACGATGCGATCGAGGCCGGGATCACCTACGACCACGCCACCGACCAACTGTCGATCCGCGGCCAGAACAACAACGCCCGCATCCTGATCGACAGCGTCGGCAACGTCATCACCGACCTGCGGACCACAGTGCCGACCCTGGACGAGAACAGCACGATGGTCTTCACGCGCGTCAACAACACGACCCTTCGGATCAGCATGCGCGGTGGCGACGGCGTGACGCGGGCGGTGAACCTGACGCTTGCGTGATGGAAGCCGCCAGCCGCCCAGCATGGGCCGACCGGCTGACGTGTGACGTCATGCGCGTGTGGGAGTTCGTCTCGGCGCAGACCGGCATCCCGCTGTCGCACACCGCCAAAGGGATCGGCCAGCTGGACGCACCAGGCGGCACGCTGCAGGCCGGCGTGATCTACGAGAACATGAACGGCGTCAACGCGTGGATGCACACCGCCATCGCCCCCAACACGCGGCTCACGCGTGAGTTCGTGCGCTACTGCTTCACCTACCCGTTCGACGAGCTCGGCCTGCAGCGGCTGACCGGGTGGGTCGAGGCAAGCAACATGGCTGCGCGCCGGCTGGACGAGCATCTGGGCTTCAAGCACGAGGCCACGCTCGCGGGTGCGGCCAGCGACGGCGGCGACGTGCTCATCTACGTCATGCGGCGCGAGGACTGCTGGCCCCTGCGCTGGCGGGCGCCGGCAAGCATGGCAGCCTAGGGGCAAGGAGCGATCGAGCATGGGCAAGAAGTCAAGCAAAGTCCCGGCGCCGGACCCTCGCCTCGTCGAGGCTCAAATCCGGTCGATGGGCTATCAGGACCAGGCCATCCAGCAGGTCATGGACCTCATGGAACAGCAGCAGGCGGACAACGCGCCGCTGCGCGACATCCAGCGCGACTCCATGCAGTTCTCGCTCGACGCGAACAAGACCGCGTTCGGCCAGAGCCAGTCCGACCGCTCCTGGATGCTGAACCGCCGCGGTTCGCTGACGGGCCTGCAGGACAGGATGATCGGCGAGGCCGGCGCGTTCGATGTCGGCGCCGAGCAGACGCGCCGCGCGTCGGCCGCGCAGGCGGACGTGGGCCAGGCTGTCGCCGACAGCCGATCCGCGGCCGGCCGCTACATGGCGTCGATGGGCGTGGCGCCGAACTCCGGCCGCGCTGGCGCCGCGATGCGCAAGTCGGGCATCGACGCCGCCCGGGTGGGCGTGGCAGCCGCCAACGACGCGCGCATGGTCGCCCGCAACGAGGGCCGCATGCTGGTCGACCGCGCTTCAAACGCGCTGGCCGGCTACCCCGCGGCAGCCATCGGCGTGACCGGGCAGGGCGCCGGCATCGGCGGCAACCAGATCAACGTGGCGAACGCGGGCGCGGGCGGCATCAACGCCGGCTACGGCGCGATGACGGGGGCGGCGCAGGCCGCGGGCGGCATGGCTGGCAGCATGGGCGGCAACGCAACCGGCATGTGGGGCGCGCAGGCGAACTACAAGGTCGGTGCCGACCAGGCGGCCGGCACCGACCTGGGCGGCATCGGCTCGCTGCTGGGCGGCGCGGCGCGGTTGTACGCAGCTTCTGAGCGCAGCGCGAAGCAGGACATCGAGCGCGTCGGCACGCACCCGGAACTCGGCGTGGGCATCTACAGGTTCCGCTACCGCAAGCCGTACCGCGCGCGCTGGGGCGCAGGCGAGCAGGTCGGCGTGATGATCGACGAGCTCCAGGCCGTGTTGCCCGAGGCGATCGGGTTTAGCCACGACGGCTACAAGGTCGTCAACTACGGGATGCTGTGATGGCCGGGTACAGCAAGATGTGCGTTGAATGCGGCGGGCTTCTGTCGAAGTTGGGAAAGCATGTCGATCATGTTTTGCCATTGGCAAAGGGCGGCCCGCACTCGACAAAAAACCTGCAGTTGCTGTGCCCTCCATGCAACCGATCAAAGAGCGACAAGTTGCCTGAAGAGTTCATGCGCGAGCGCGGTTTCCTGTGTTGAGGTGAACGATGGCAAAGATTAATCTTCGCTCGGTGGCTTCGTTGTTGGATGGCTTTTCGGCGACCTACGACACCATCGGCCGCGTGATGCAGGACCGCGACCTGCGCGAGATCGCGCGGTCCAAGGTGGGCGAGCAGGTCGGTCCGGTCCCCGACGCCTCGATGGTGGCCGACCCCGAGGGGGCCGAGCCGACGAAGCAGTACACCTACCTGGGCAAGACCTACGACAAGGCGCCTGACGACGCGCAGCAGTCGAAGGCGCGCATGATGGCGATGGCCGGGGTGTACGACAAGTACGGCGACCCGGAGCGCGCGCTGCGCATCCGTGGCGCGGCCGACGCGCAGGCGGCGGCGGCCGAAGACCGCGCCCATGTGCAGAAGATCCGCCCGCTGCAGGTGGCGAGCCTTGAGCGTGGCGAGCGCGCCGCGGCGAAGGCCGAGTCCGACGCCACTGCAGCCAAGGCGCTGGACGCCGATGTCGGCAAGTGGTTCGAGGCCCGCCTGTCCGGCCAGGATGGCAGCAAGCGCGAGGCTTCGATCGACGATCACCTGGCCGCCGCGCAGTACCGCGCCAGCAAGCTGGTCGAGGCCGGCCGGGTCGATGCCGCGGGCGAGGCGATCCAGAAGTACCAGGCCGGCGCGCTGGCGAAGATCCACATGGAAACGGCCCAGCGCACCGACGCCGCCGCGCAGGCTGCCGCGCAGCTGGCGAACGGCAACTTCGATGGCGTGCGCGAGTTCTACAACCGCTTCATCCCCGACGGGGCTCGCGTGACCGACGTCCAGCCGACCAAGGGCGGCGGCGTCGTCATCAAGCGCGAGGCGGCCGACGGCCGGCCGATGCCCGACCAGACCATGCAGGACACCGGGCAGCTGCTGGCGGCGCTCAACACCTTCCGCGATCCGATGGCGCTGTATCAGTGGTCGCAGGGAGAGTTCGACCGCAACATGCGGGCCCGTGCCGACCGGCGAGCCAGCGCAGCCGAGGGGCGGGCCGCAGCTGCCGAGGGGCGCGCGCAGGAGGTCCACCAGGCCGGTGCGCCCGGCCGCGCCGTCGCCGGTCAACTGGCGACGCTGCAGGGCACGCTGCTGGACCCCGGCGCTACGCCCGACGCGCGCCAGCAGGCCGCGACCGCGCTGCAGGGCTTCAAGGCGGCCACGAACCCGCCCAAGCCCACCGCGGCCAAGGTCGAAGGCGGCGATGTCACGTCGCTGCTGGGCGATCCGGCCGTCGACCGCGGCGGCAAGCCGATCACGGACCCCATGACCGGCCGCCAGATGGTCAACCGCAACCCGGCCCGCGAAGCCGAGTTCTTCCAGTTCATGCGCGCGGCCGGGATCAACGACACGAACCAGGGCTTGCTGGTGTTCAAGAGCCTGCCCGAGTTCCAGACCGAAGCCGCGCTCGACGCAGCGCTCAAGGCCGGCCAGGTCAAGGCCGGCGAGTTCGTGCGCGTGGGCGGGCAGATCGGCAAGGCGCAGTAGGCCAAGCATGGCAGCCTACGGGAATCGTTTCTTCGGTGCCCCGCCATGCCGTTCGTCCCTCTGACGCCAGGGCAGCGTCCGCAAGCCCCCGCCCCTGCTGACGGCCTGCAGGCGCAACCGCCGACCGCAGCCGGCCGCTTCGTCCCGCTGATGGCACCGGCCGCGCCCCCCGTCGCGACCGCGGCCGAGCCGGTCGACGCCCCCGAGCGCACGTGGAGCGAACTGGCGACCGACACGGCGATCGACGCCGGCAAGGGTGTCGTCGGCCTGGGCGAGTCTGTCGTCGGCCTGGCCGACCTTGCGACCGGCAACCTCGTCGGCAAGGGCCTCGGCGCTGTCGGCTACGACCCGGAGCGCACGAAGCAGGCGCTGTCGGAGGGCTACAGCGACAGCCGCAAGGCCGCCAACAAGGCGGTGCAGGACGCCAAGGGGTTCTGGGACACGACCCTGGCTCTGGCAAGCAATCCGTCCGCCGCCTTCGGCTCGGTCGTCGAGTCGGCGCCGCTGATGCTGGGCAGCGCTGCCGCGGCGCGCGGCCTGGCGATGCGCATGCTGGCGTCGCGCGGCATCGCCCCCGGCACCGAGGCCGCGGCCAAGTTCCTGTCGCAGCCGTCCGTGGTCGCCAAGCTGACGGCGGCCAGCTCTGGAGCCGAGGGCGCCATGACGGCCGGCTCGATCCAAGAGTCGGGCCGCCAGGCCGGCCGCGACTACACCGACACGGCCGGCCACGCGCTCGCGGCCGGCGCGACGACGGCCGGCATCGGGTTCCTGACCTCGAAGATCCCCGGGTTCCGGGACGTCGAGGCCAAGGCCGCGACCGCGGGGATGGGCGCCGCCGGCGGTGCCGGCGCGACCGTCAAGGAGGCCGCGAAGGCGCTGGCGAAAGACACGTTCAAGGAAGGCGTGCTAGAGGAACTGCCGCAGTCCGCGCAAGAGCAGGTGTGGCAGAACCTGGCGCTGGGCAAGCCGTGGGACGATGGCGTCGCCGAGGCGGCGGCGCAGGGCATGGTGGCGGGCGCCGGCATGGGCGGCGGCATGAGCGCCTACTCGTCGGGCGTCGACGCGCTGCGCGCCAGCAAGGCCGAAGGCCAGCCGGCCGCCGCCGCCGCGGATCCAACGCCGGCCGCGACCGGGTCGGCGCCCCGCGACGCCGTCCCCGACAACGAGCCGGCCGCCGCCGACGCCGCCACCGCGGCGCTGCAGGCGCCGCCCGCCGACCTGACGGCGCTCGACCGCGTGCAGGCAATCGACGCCGAGATCTCCGCCGCGCCGGCCGGCGCGGACACCGCCGCGCTGCAGGCTGAGCGCGCCGCCCTGTCGAAGGACTGGCCCGCCCTGGTGCCCGGTGCGCCGACCACTTTCTCCACCGAGGCCGGCGCGAGCCTGGAGGGCCAGTACGCCCTGGTCGAGGCCGAAGACATGCAGCCGTCGCACGACACGAACCTGCGCCCGAACCCGGCCTACCCGCAGTCCCTGCAGCCGCGCCAGCGCGACCGCGCTGCGAGTGCGACCCAGATCCAGAGCATCGTCGGCCGGCTGGACCCGGCTCGCCTGGGCGAGTCGGCCACGGCTGCCGACGGCGCGCCGATCATCGGCGCCGATGGCCTGGTGGAATCCGGCAACGCGCGCACCATCGCGCTGCGCCGCGTCTACGCCGCCAACGGCCTGAAGGCCCAGCAGTACCGCACGTGGCTGTCGGAGAACGCCGACCGGTTCGGCCTGGCCGCCGAGCAGATCGAGGGCATGCGCAATCCCGTGCTCGTGCGCGTGCGCTCCACGCCGGTGAATCGCGCCGAGTTCGCCCGTCAGGCCAACGCGCCGACCGTGGCCGCCATGTCGCCGCGGGAGCAGGCCCTGTCCGACGCCGCGCGCATCGACACGCTGGACGACCTGAACCCGACCGACACCGGCGAGTTCACCAACTCCCGCGACTTCATCCGCCGCTTCGTCGGCACGCTGCCGCAGACCGAGCGCGGCGCGGCCATCGACGCCGACGGCGGCCTGTCGGCGGCCGGCTACGCCCGCGTGCGCAACGCCGTGCTGGCCAAGGCCTACGGCGACTCGCCCGTGCTCACCCGCCTCGTGGAGTCGATGGACGACACCGGCCGGAACATCGCCCGCGCGCTGGTCATGGCCGCGCCGCGCGTCGCGCAGGTCAAGGCGCTTGCCGAGGCTGGCCGCCGCCACCCGGCCGACATCACGCCGGCCCTGGTCGAGGCCGCGGGCGAGCTCGAGCGGCTGCGCCAGTCCGGCCAGTCCGTCGGCGAGGCGCTGGGGCAGCAGGCGATCGACGGCCAGGGCCGCAGCCCCGAGGCGGCCAAGCTGCTGGGCTTCATGGCCGAGAATGCGCGCCGGCCGCGCCGGATCGCCGACCTGCTGACGGCCTACGCCGACGCGCTGGACGCTGCCGGCGACCCGGCGCAGGCGTCGCTGCTGGGCGGCGACCAGGCGCCCACCGTCGGCGCGCTGCTCGATGGCGCGCTGCGCCAGGTGCAGGAACCCGCCGCGCCGACGGCAGCGCCGACGGCCGCGAACGACCCCACCGGGCCCGACTGGGTCGGGTTCGCTCCCGAGTCCGGCACGCTGGGCATCCCGCGCTCGCAGATGCCGCAGGTCAAGATGGCCGACCGCGGCGCGATGGTCAACTTCCTCAAGGCCCGCGGCATCGAGCACGAGATCGTCGAGGTCGACCCGGCCTCGCTCAAGCCGACCCAGGCCGAGTTCTCGCGCAAGAAGACGAAGCGCGCGATGGAGGCCGCCGGCGACACCGCGACGGCGCTGGTTTCGGCTGACGGCTACGTGATCGACGGGCATCACCGCTGGCTGGCCCAGCGGGTCAAGGGCGACACGCTGCGCGCGCTGCGATTCAACGCGCCGGCCGAGCAGGTGCTGGAGGCCATTCACGCCTTCCCGAGCACCACGACGTCGGGCGAGAGCGCGGCGGATCCGCGCCGCGCCGCCGTGCAGGACTTCAAGGACGCCTTGGCCGACCTGGGCGACTTCCTGACGCGCCACCAGCGCGCGGCCCTGGTTGGCGAGAAGGCGCCGGACCTGCAGAAGATCCTCGTCAACCTGTGCGAGAAGGGCATCAAGCTCATCGGCACGGACCTCAAGCGGTTGACCGCTTGGGTGCGTCAGCAGCTGAAAGCCGACCCGAAGACCCGCAAGCACTGGAACAAGGTCAGTACCGAGCAGTACCGCCAGGCCGCCCAGGAGGCGCTGCGCAAGGTGGAGCAGGGCGGCGCGCAGCGCGGCCTTTTCGACGACGAGGCCGCGGCGACCGACGCCGTGCAGGGCGACCTGTTTGCCGGGGCGCCGGCTGCGCAACCGGCCGCCCCGGCTCCTTCTGCGAGCCTCATGCAGATCACGGACTTCAAGGAGGCCGAGCACCTGCCCGCCGACGCGATCGCGCAGGCCAAGGCCGACGTGCAGCGGCTGCAGACGGGCGATGCGCCGAAGCAGACGATCACCGCGGAAGAGCGCGCCCAGGCCGAGGCGCTGATGGCGCCGATGTTGCAGACCGCCAACGACCAGAAGCCTGTGTTCGACGACAAGGTGGCCGAGATCGCTCGCGTCAGCGGCGCGATCGGCTACCTGCTGGCGCCGATCAAGAGCATCGGGCGAAGCGCCGAGAAGCTGGTGCTGGACAACGGGATGCAGGCCGACAAGATGCGCGACCTGCTGCGCTCGACGATCGTCGTCTCCAGCTACGCCGACGCGCAACGCGTGCTGGACACGATCTACAAGCGGTTCGAGGTTTCGCCGGGCCGGGTCAAGAACCGCACGCCGGCCTCGCTGAAAGCGCCTGACCTGACCGGCGACCCGGGCCTGCTGGGCTCCGGCTACGGCGACGTGTTGGTCAACGTGAAGATCGGCGGCATCGAGGCCGAAATCCTCATCAACATCCCGGAAATGATCGCGGCCAAGGAGGGCCAGGGCCACAAGCTGTACGACATCGAGCGCGTGATGCCGGCCGGGTCGGATGCTGCGCTTGAGGTCATCGCCGCGCAGCGTGTGTTCTATGGCGCCGCTTCGGCCGCGGCCAGCTTGCGCCAGGAGGCTTCTGACAAGGGCATCGCCTCCGAAGACGGCGGCCAGCGCCGCGCCTTGACCAGCTCGCCGCCGACCAGGTTGAAGGGGCCTTCGGACGGGATCAGCACGGCCAGCATGCCCGAGTCAGACTCGAAGAACTTGGAGCCTTCCGGGAACCTGTCTGGGACTTTCACTTCGTCACCTCCTTCGGACTCCATTTTATCGCAGAACTCTGCGACGAGCGATAATCGGGACAACGAAGGAGGCCGCGATGGCACTGACCCTGCTGATGGAAACGCTGGACAAGGCCCTGCAGGAGCGGGCGCCGAAGTTCCGGGAGGATCTGGCCGCCAAGGGCGAGCGGCTGGCGTACCTGCGGGGGGTCGCGGACCCGGTCAACCAGGCCGCGGTGACGGCGTCGGCGCGGGCGAACTCGCAGGCGACGGCCAAGGGGCTGCCGTACCTGCAGAAGGTGCAAGCGATGAACAACGCGGACCAGAGCGCCCGCGAGGTCGCGCTCGCGCAGGCGGTGGAGAGCCTGCCGGACGAACGATCCGCCCCAAGTCAGGGCTGAACTACCGCTTCACCGATGCGGACATCAGTCCGCCCGGCTCCTGGGCCAAGCGCGCCGAGTGGAACGTCGAGGCGGTCGAGCTCGTCAAGGCGCTGGCCGCCGAGAACCGCAAGGCCACGCGCGAAGAGCAGGCCACGCTCGCCAAGTTCGTCGGCTGGGGCGCCAGCGAGATCGCCAACAACCTCTTCGGCGACAAGCTCAACAAGGTCAAGGCCATGCTGCCGGCGTTCGATCGCGCGCTGGCCGCCGTCGACAAGGCTGGCGGCACGCTGCGCCGCGACCGCTGGGCGCGCTACGGCGGCACGCCGGACGGCTGGTTCGATGCCTTCGAGGTACTGCGCAAGGCCGACCCCAAGCTGTCGTGGAACGACCTGACCGAGATCACTGCCGACCAGGTCAAGAAGGCGGGCCCGGCGCCGGCCATGCGCCGCTGGCTGGCGCTGCGCGACCGCCTCAAGGCCGCGCTGACGCCCGAGGAATGGGCTGAAGCCTCGCGCTCGACCCAGTACGGGCACTACACGTCGGCGCCCATCGTGCGCGGCATGTGGGGCGCCCTGGAACGCTTCGGGTTCAAGGGTGGCCTGGTGCTGGAGCCTGGCGGCGGCAAAGGGAACTTCCCGGGCCTGATGCCCGAGAACCTGGCCGCCAACACGGCCTACACCGGCATCGAGTACGACTCGATCACCGGCGCCATCCTGGGCCACCTGTTCCCCGACGAGAACGTGCGCGTCGAGTCGTTCATGGACTCGAAGCTGCCCAAGGACTTCTACGACGTCGGCATCGGCAACCCGCCATTCGCCGGGTTCGCGGTCCTGTCCGACCCGGAGTACCGCAGGCGCGCGTTCAAGCTGCACGACTACTTCTTCGCCAAGACCCTCGACCGGGTGCGGCCGGGCGGCCTGCTGATGTTCGTCACCAGCCGCTTCACGATGGACAAGCAGGACGACAGCGCACGCGCCTTCATGGCCGAGCGCGCCGACCTGCTGGGCGCCATCCGGCTGCCGCAGACCGCGTTCAAGGACAACGCCGGCACCGAGGTCGTGACCGACGTGCTGTTCCTGCGCAAGAAGGTGCCCGGCGAGACGTTCGACGCCGGCCAGGCGTGGGCGGGCACGAAGCCCGTGTTTGACGCCGACGGCAAGCCGTTGATGGTCAGCGGCGGCGTGGACGAGGACGGCAAGGCCCTGCCGGACGTGCAGGCCACGGTCAACGAATACTTCGACGCGCACCCCGACATGGTGCTGGGCGCGCACGCGGCCACCGGCAGCATGCGTGCCGCGCGCGAGTACACCGTCACCGCGCCGGCCGGCGACATCGGCGACCTGTTCCGCGCCGCGGTCGAGCGCATGCCGGCCGACGTGTTCGCGCCACCGGCCGGCAGCGCCGCCCAGGCCGCGCAGGTCCGAGACGTGGACTTCAACCCGAAGGCGCGCAAGGAGGGTGGCTTCTACCTCTCCGACGCCGGCGTGCTGATGCAGCGCGAGGGCGGGCTGGGCCAGGCCGTCGTCGAGAAGCCCAAACGCGCGGCCAAGGCCGTCGAGGGCAAGACCCGGGACGACATTGTCCTGCTGACCGACTACGTGCCGCTGCGCGACGCGCTCAAGCAGGCGCAGCACGACCAGCTGAACGGCGGCGACTGGGAGGCCAGCCTCAAGGCGCTGCAGGCCGCCTATGCCGCCTTCACGAAGAAGCACGGCCTGCTTAACCAGTCGACCGTGCAGCGCCGCAAGGTCGCGGTCGAGGTCGAGCAGGTCGACGCGGACGGCAACGTCGTCGAGGACGAGGACGGCAACCCCGTCATGGTCAAGGAGCAGGACGAGGTCGAGACGCGCGTCTACCCGCTGCTGAACCGCCTGGCCGACGACCCCGACTACACCCTGGTCGCGGCCCTGGAGGACGTGAACGAGGAAACCGGCGACGTCAAGCCCGGCAAGTCGCTGTCCGAGCGCGTGCTCGGCGGCAAACCCGAGCCCACGATCGCCGCGCCGCACGACGCGATGATGACGACGCTGGCCGACCTGGGCCGCATCGACATGCCGGAGATCGCCGCGCGCCTGGACATCACCGAGACCGAGGCCGCCGAGGCGCTGGGCGCCGCGGTCTACCAGAACCCGCAGGGCCAGGCTTGGGAGACGGCTGACGCCTACCTGTCGGGCAACGTGAAGCTCAAGCTCGCCGAGGCGCGCGAGGCCGCCAAGGGCGACCGCCGCTACGAGCGCAACGTCGCCGCCCTGGAGGCTGTGCAGCCGCCAGGCCGGTCGCCCGCGGACGTGAACATCCGCATGGGCATGAACTGGATCCCGTCGGACGTCTACGAGCAGTTCCTGCGCGAGACGGCCGAGGTCGACGCGCGCGTGTCGTTCAACGAGACGACGCGCAAGTGGAGCATCCGCTACAAGGAGCGGGTCGCGGGCAACCGCCCGACCAAGGCCACGACCGACTGGGGCACCTACGACCGCCACGCGGGCGAGCTCCTGGACCACGCGCTGACGGGCCGCAAGGTCAAGGTCTACAAGACCGTGGGCAGCGGGAAGGACGCGACGAAGCAACTCGACAAGGCCGCGACCGAGGCTGCCGCCGCCAAGCTCAACGCCCTGCACGACGAGTTCGCGTCCTGGGTGTGGCGCGACGCCGAGCGCACGACGCGCCTGATCGGCCTGTACAACGACAAGTTCAACACCACGATCGGGCGCGCGTTCGATGGCCGGCACCTGACGATGCCCGGGTCGAGCCGGCTGATCGACGTGTTCGACCACGTCAAGCGCGGCGCGTGGCGGATCATCCAGTCGGGCAACACCTACCTGGCGCACGCCGTCGGGTCGGGCAAGACCTGGGCGGCCGTGATCTCCGCGATGGAGCAGCGCCGCCTGGGCCTCATCAAGAAGCCCATTTTCGTCGTGCCCAATCACATGCTGGGCCAGTGGCAACGCGAGTGGCTGCAGCTGTACCCGGCCGCCAAGCTGATGGTCGCCGACGAGGCCAACTTCACCGGCGACAACCGGCGCCGCTTCATCGCGCGCGCCGCGCTGAACGACCTCGACGGCATCATCATCACGCACGACGCGTTCAAGAAGCTCGACCTGGATCCGGCGTTCAAGACCCGGATGATGACCGAGCAGATCGTCGAGCTCCGCGCCGCGATCGAGCAGCAGGTGGCCGACGACGAGGCCGAGACGGGCAAGAAGAAGGGCTCTCAGACCGTCAAGCGCATGGAGGCCAGGCTGCAGCGCCTGGAGGAAAAGCTCGCCGCCACCATGCTGGGCGAAGGCAAGGACAAGAGCGTCCGCCTCGACGAAATGGGCGTCGACATGATGTACGTCGACGAGGCGCACGTCGCGCGCAAGCTCGACATCAACACGTCGCGCCAGGTCAAGGGCATCACGACCGAGGGCTCGCAGCTGTCGATGAGCATGTACTGGGCGTCGCGCTACCTCGACGAGAAGAACCCGGGCCGGTCCCTGGTCATGCTCTCGGGCACGCCGCTGACGAACACGATGGGCGAGATGTACACCGTCCAGCGCTTCCTGGGCCGGCAGCAGATGGAGGCGGCCGGCATCGAGGACTTCGATTCCTGGGCCGCGCAGTTCGGCCGCGAGTCGACGTCGCTGGAGGCCAATGCCGCGGGCAAGTACGAGCAGGTCACGCGCTTCAAGAAGTTCGTGAACGTGGGCGAGCTCACGACCATGTTCCGCGAGTTCGCCGACGTGCTCACGGCCGACACCCTGGCGCAGTTCCTGGGCGACAAGCGGCCCAAGGTCCGCGGCGGCGCGCGGCGCATCGTCGTGACGCCGCTCACGCGCGACTACCGCGCCTACCGCGAAGTGCTGGCCCAGCGCTACAAGGACTCGCGCGATTGGAAGCCGTCGTTCTGGGGTGAGAGCAACCCCGATCCGATCATCAAGATCATCGGCGACGGCCGGCTGGCCGCGATCGACATGCGCTTCGTCTACCCGGATGCCCCGAGCGACCCGGGCTCGAAGCTGAACCAGATGGTCGACGGCCTGATCCAGCAGTTCAAGGCGTCGGCCGACATGGAGTTCACCGACAAGGCCGGCAAGGTCGAGCCCCACAAGGGCGCGACGATGATGGTGTTCGCCGACCTGGGGTTTGGCGCAGGCGCCGCGAGGAACCGCGGCTTCGACGCGCGCGCCTGGGTCGACAAGCGCCTGCGCGATGCCGGCGTGCCCGCGTCGCAAGTCGCCTGGATGAGCGACTACAAGAAGTCGGCCGACAAGGTCAAGCTGTACCGCGACATGAACTCGGGCAAGGTCCGCGTGATGATCGGCAGCAGCAAGAACATGGGCACGGGCGTCAACGCCCAGCAGCGCCTGCTGCACCTGTTCCACCTGGACACCCCCTGGTTCCCGGCCGACGTGGAGCAGCGCGAGGGGCGCATCGTGCGCCAGGGCAACAAGAACCCGACGGTCAACATCCACGCCTACGCCGCGAAGGGCACCTACGACGAGCAGATGTGGGGCCTGGTGGCCTCGAAGCAGCGGTTCATCGACCAGGCGCTGTCGGGCGACCCCAACCTGCGCGAGATCGACGACCTGAGCGAGGCGAGCATGGCCGAGCAGGCGGCCGGCATGCTGGCCGAGGATCCGCGCGTGCTGCAGTTGGCCGGCAAGCGCGCCGACGCCGAGCGCCTGGACCGCCTGTACCAGGCGCACGAGACGCAGAAGCAGCGGTTCCGGGAGCAGCTGCAGAAGGCCGAGCTCGAGATCGCCGCGTCGCGCGCCCTGCTGCCCAAGGCCGTCGAGGCGGCGTCCAAGGTCGTCGACCTGTCGGGGGACAACTTCCGGGCCGAGGCCGGCGGCAAGGGCTACGTCAAGCGCGCAGACTGGGCGCAGGCGCTCAAGGCGCGCGCGAAGGATCTGTCCAGCGCCGTGCAGCCGTCGCAGACCATCGGCAGCATCAGCGGCTTCCCGGTGCGGTTCGTGTCGTGGAAGCACGGCACCGACTACGGCTGGCAGGTCGACATCCAGACCGGCGGGCGCTGGGACACCACGCTGTTCCGCGACCTCAACGACGACGACGTCGGCATCGCGCGGCGCGCGGGCTACGCCGTGGCCGAGGTCGCCAAGGCGCCGACCACGCTGCGCGACCGGATCTCGCAACTGGAGGCCGAGATCGACGCCCTGCGCCCGCGCGTGAATGCCGAGTGGCCGATGGTGGGCATGCTGGCCTCGCTGCGCCGCGAGATCACCGACCTGGAGCGCGCGATCGCCGCCGGGCCCGAGGCGACCGACGCCGAGATCGAAGAGGCGATGACGCTCGCCGCGACGGGGATGATGTCGCCGGAAATGCTGGCGCGCGACCCCGGCGCGCGGTACGGCGACCAGACCGACACGCCTGCGTTCAAGCGCTGGTTCGGTGGGTCGAAAGTGGTGGACGCCGAGGGCAGGCCGCTGGTGGTGTACCACGGGACGCCGAATGGCGGCTTCTCGCAGTTCGACGCCAAGAGCGGCGCCTTCTTCACGAACAGCCAGGCGCTGGCGAGCGAGTACACCATGCAGCGGGGCATGTGGCGCTCGCCCGGCAAGCGGCCCCAAGTGGTTGAAGCCTACCTGTCGATGCAGAACCCACTGGTGATCGACGCGCTGGGCAAGCGCAATGACAACATCCCGGTTCCCTGGCAGGAGTGGAAGCCCAAGGTGTTCGGCAACCTGCCGAGCAACGCCGTCAGCGTGCAGGGCGCGCTGCAGTGGGCGCGCGAGCATGGTCACGACGGGATGATCGTGCGCAACGTGGTTGACAGCGCCAGCACGGACGGCAAGGCCAAGGGCGATGTGTACGCGGTGCTGCGTCCAGAGCAAATCAAGTCCGCCATCGGCAACCGCGGCACGTTCGACCCGGCCGACGCCAACATCACGCGCGACCCCGAGCCCACCTACGGCGGCAAGACCCTCGCGCAGGATCTGGAGGCGCAGGAGGATTGGCTGCAGGCCGAGGCCAAGGCCCGGGGCTTCAAGGACGTCGACGCGCTGCTGGCCGACAAGCCCGACGTGTTCGACCGCCTGGCCGCGAAGTGGCGCGCGAAGCATCCGATCGACGACAATGCGCTCATGGCGGCCCAGGGCCGCCGGGCCTTCAAGAATGGCGCACAAGCCGACCTCTTCAACACCCAGCTCGACCTGTTCGCAGCCGCTCGACCTGACGAAAGCCAGGCAGGACCGGCTGTCGAAGCGGCTCGCGGAGCAGCTGCGGACGCACTCCGCGTACTTCGACGAACCGACACCATACTTGGTCGAGCCCTGTCGAGTGGTCTCGCTGCCCGGCAGCGGGTCAGCCTCGTCGGGCAAGTAGCGAGCACGCCGCAGCAACTCGCCACGCTGGCGCAGGTCTACCGCGATCCGCGGTTCGAGACGTTCCGCGCCTTCTTCACCGATGGCACCGGGCGCATCGTCGCCCAGGTCGGCATCACCAGCCGGCTGCCAGGCTCGACCGCCGTCATCGTGGGCAACAACTACTTCGCCTACATGGAGCGCCTGATGCGCACCGCGGCCGCGCAAGGCGCCAAGCGCATGTGGCTGATGCACAACCACCCTGCGGGCGTGGCGACGCCCAGCCGGGCCGACGAGCGCGTCACGGAGGACTTTGCGCGCTACGCCGAGCAGATCAGTCGCGCCGGCACGCAGATGGGCGGCACCAACCCGGTCGACATGCGCTTCATGGGGCACGTCGTCATCGACACGAACCAGTACGCGACGATCGACAGCAACGGCATTTCGCTCCTGGAGTCCAAGGACTTCGGTGCCGCCGAGCCGTTTGAGGGTGGCGGCGAGTTCGCCGGCACGCAGATCGGCAGCCCGGCCGACGTGATGAACGTCGCCCGCCGCCTGCAGGTCGACGACGGCTCCGTCACGCTCATGGCGCTGTCGCACCAGAATCGGGTGCACTCGATCACGACCGTTCCGGCCGACGCGCTGTCCATCATGGACGGCAAGACCGCGGCCGACAAGCGCGCCCGCGTGGCCGCCGCGACCGCCACGCTGCGCCGCCTGGCGCTCGCCAACACCGCGTCGAAGTTCGTCGCCGTCGGGCGCGACCGCCTCGTGATGGAGGCCCTGCAGACCTACGGCCTGACCCTGGACGCCATCCACGTCGGCGCCGACGGCGCCGCCGTCAGCATGGTCGAGAGGCTGCGCGTGTCGAGCGGCGAAGTGCTGCCGCAGTCCAGGCGCACCCGCGTCACGGCCGACACCAGCCCCGCGTTCGACTACCTGCGCGCCGAGTCGCTGCCGGCCAAGGTCCGGCCGCGCATCGCCGCCGAGCCGGGCGCCACCTACAACCCGGCTGCCGCCGACGTCGCCGCCCGCGCCGAGGCCATCATCCAGGCCAGCGCCAGCACGCCCAGGCCGCTGGACGCCGCGTTCCGCATCGCGTCCAAGGTCACGGGCCTGGACCGGGTCGCCAGCGTCGCCTACGGGCTTGGCGGACGGCTGCTGGACCGCCTGGTGCCCGAGGTCGTCAAGGCCGGCACCGTGAGCGACTACGGCATCCCCCAGGCCGTGCTCGATCGCCGCGGCGAGTTCCAGGGCTCGCTGCGCGGCCAGCTGCTGTCGGCCGGCACCCTGGTCGACAAGCTCGCCACCCTGACCCGCGCCGAGTCGCGCGTCGCCTACGAGTGGATGTCCGGCGAGGACACGCGCACGGCCGACGAGCTCATGAAGGAACTGCCGGCAGAGTCGGTCAAGGTGCTGCACGAGGTCCGCAACCTGATCGACAAGCTCTCCGAAGAGGCGGTCAAGCTGGGGCAGCTGGACCCCGAGGCGCGCGACCGGCACCGGTTCGCCTACCTGCGCCGCTCCTACTTCAAGCACGCGGCCGACCTGACGACCGCCGAGAAGCAGACCCGCGGTCGGGCCATCGCCATCCTGGGCGAGCAGTACAAGGGCCGCGGCATGGTGCGCCAGGCGTCGATGAAGCAGATCCAGACCGCCGCTCCCGAGTGGTGGAAGCGCAAGGACGTCGCCGGCAAGGCCGACACGTCGCTCAAGGGCGAGAATTTCATCCGCTTCGAGCGCCGCGCGCCGGCCGGGGAGGGCGTCGAGGCGCTGCCGGGCGTGGAGTCCGAGCGCCGGCCGGGCCGGCTTCTCGAGGTCAACTTCTGGCCGGCCGGCGAGCCCCGGCCCGCCAAGTACGCCGACTGGGAGAACGCCGGCACGTGGGAGGCTGTCGACACGAAGGGCGCCGACGTGGTGATGTGGCGCGACTTCACGAAGGACGAGCGCGTGCGCATGGGCGAGATCGACGAGGCGCGGTACGCCATCGCCCGCACCCTGCGCGGCATGGTGCACGACGTCGAGGTCGGCAAGTACCTGCAGTGGCTTGCGCAGACCCAGGCGAAGAAGCCGGGCGAGGACCTGGGCGGGCCGGTCGTCGAGGCGTCGGAGCGATACAAGGACACGTTCAAGCCGAGCGAGTGGGTCCGCGTGCCGGACACGAAGATCCCCGGGACCGGCGTGCCGCGCTACGGCGACCTGGCGGGCCGCTACCTGCCGGGCCCGATCTGGAACGACGTGCGCCAGATCGGAAACCGGCCCATGCCGTTCGGGCAGACCTACCAGACCATCCTGACCGCGTGGAAGACCGCGAAGACCGCGCTGTCGCCGGCCGTGCACATGAACAACATCATGTCGAACGTGGTCATGGCCGACTGGCACGACGTCACGGCCGGCCACGTCGCCAAGAGCATGCAGATCCTGTTGGCCGCCCACCAGGGGCAGGGCAAGGGGATGATCGGCGCCGTCGGCAACCTGGCCGGCAAGACGATCGGCGCGGCCGACCGCGAGGCCGCGCGCGAGATCCTGCAGCGCTACGAGGCGTCGGGCGGCTCGATCGGCGGCTGGGTGTCGCAGGAGATCGCCCAGGACACGATGGACGGCATCCGCGACCTCCTGCGGGCCGAGGTCAACGCCGCCGCGGCAGCCACCGGCCGCGGCCAGGTCGGCGCGTATGCCGCGCTGCAGGCCATGCTGCACGGCCAGTTCCCGGCCGCCTTTGAGGCCCTGCGCGGTTCCAAGCCGGTCGAGAAGGTCGTGCAGGACGGCAAGAACCTGATCGACCTCTACCAGGCCGAGGACGACGTGTTCCGCCTCGCCGCCTGGCTACGCGCCAAGGAGGGCGGCGCCAGCGACAGCGAGGCCGGCAAGATCGCGCGCCGGTCGTTCCTCGACTACTCGATCAACGCCCCGTGGGTCGCCAACATGCGGGCCTCGTTCTGGCCGTTCATCAGCTACACCTACCGTGCCGTGCCGATGCTGCTGGAGATCGCCGGCAAGCGCCCGCACAAGCTGCTCAAACTCATGGCGATGGCCGGCGCGCTGAACGCGATCGGCGTCATGCTGGCCGGCGGCGGCGACGACGATGAAGAGCGCGCCCGCAAGCTGCTGCCCGACGAGAAGGCCGGCAAGGTGTGGGGCATCGTGCCCAAGCTGATCCGCATGCCGTGGAACGACGAGCACGGCTCTCCGGTGTACCTCGACATCCGGCGCTGGATCCCCGTGGGTGACGTGCTCGACGTGGGACAGGGCAACGCCGCCATCCCCGTGCCGCCCGCACTGCTGCCTGGTGGCCCGCTGGCCGTCGTGGGCGAGATCGTCGCCAACAAGTCGATGTTCACCGGCAAGGAGATCTCCAACCGCGACACCGACACCGTGACCGAGCAAGCGAAGAAGGCCGCCGACCACCTGTGGAAGGCCGCCATGCCCAACATCGTCGGCGTGCCGGGCACCTACGCCACCGAGGGCGTCGTGGGCTCGATGACGGGCCGCACGGACGCCTTCGGGCGGGAAATGAGCCCCACGCAGGCCCTGGCGTCGTCGGTTGGCGTGAAGCTGGGCAGCTACCCCGAGGACGTGCTGCGCCGAAATGCCGCCGCCCGCGCGATGGCCGTGCAGTCCGACCTCGACCGGGAGGCCGCGCAGATCAAGCGCCAGTTCGCCACCGGCCGCATCGACGAGGACGAGCGCGACGAGAAGCTGCGCGTCATCGTGGAGAAGAAGCGCAAGCTGGCCGAGGAACTGCGGGAGAAGCTGAACTAGGGCCCGAAGCGCCTGGCAAGCAGTTGCAGGTAGGTGGGCGGCCAGTCGGGCGATCGGCGCTGGAGCGGGACGACGTCATCGGGCCGCGCCTCGCGCCAGTACGACCGGCGCACGCTGTCGAAGTCCTCGGCCACGTCAACGCGCAGCAGGCGGGGCCGCAGGCGCTTGGCCGCCGCTTTCCGCTTCGCGCCGTGGCGCAGGAGGGTAGATGTCATGCGTCCTCCTCCTCGCGCTCATCATCCTCAACGATGTCCCCATCGTCGTCCACGACGAACCCCTCTTCGAGCGCGTCTTCGCGGGTCATTGTCCGAAACCGCCTGAGGCGGCTGATCCAGACTCGGACCACTTCGTAGCCCTGTGCCGGGCCGCAGGAGGGGCAGTCGATCGCGCCGCACATGCAGGGCATCACGCGCCCTCCGGTTGCGGGTTGAGCCACGCGTCGACCTTCTCGGGTGAGCCCCAGCACGCGGCCGGGATCTCGTTGTAGAGGTAGATCACGTACTCGCGCAGCAGGCGGACGTTCGTGTCGTCGGCGCGGCCGACCGCTTCCTTCAGGTCGTTGGACAGCAGCGCGAAGAGGAAGTTGCCGACGGGCATGCGCTGCTGCACATAGGCGTCGATCTTGTCCTTCAGGGGGAGGATGTCGTAGTTCACGCGGCCTCCTTGAATCGGTCGAGGATGGAGGGCGCGGGCGTCACGTCGACCACCCGCAGGCCCAGGTCGCGCGCCAGTTCGAGCACGCGGGGGCACAGGGTCTTCGTGCCCGCGATCTGCGCGAGCACCTTGGCCGCGTCGTTCTCCGGGTAGATCGCCGGCGCGCCGTAGTTGCTGCGCACGCTCACTTCGATGTTCATTGCATGACCTCCGGGAAGTAGGGGTTGAGGATCCCGGCCGGGGGCACCCGGTCAGGCTGGATGTCGATCCGCGCCGTGCCGAAGTCGTACCAGACCGCCTTGGGGTCCAGCTGCTCGGCCTTCGCGCGCACCGCGTCGACCTGGGCCAGGGCCTTGCCGTGGTCGTCCACGAACGGCCCCAGCAGGAACCGGTAGTCGCCATCGCTGCGCCGCACGCTCACGTAGTAGGCGCCGGGCTTGTTGTCGGGTTGCTGGGCCATCGTCAGAACTCCGGGTTGAGCCGCGACATGTCGACCACTTCGAGAGCCGCGTTCACCTTCAGGTACTTCATGCAACGCTCCTTTCTTTCCACGCCTCAATAATAGCGACATGCTGCGCTGCTGGCAAGCGAAATGCTATGCAGTAGGCGCACGAAAGCTGGTAACGGCCGGATGGCGTCACCTGGGAAACGTGGGGTTGCGCTGCGCCGGTTGCGTTACCAGAATCGCAGCTAAGTGCTTATCGTGTCAGGAATCTCGCACTGCTTTGGGAGCAGTGGGTCGGAGGTTCGAGTCCTCTCACCCCGACCATCTTGCTGGTAACGGAGGCCGGTTCTGGTAACGGTCATGTCCGGTGCGCGGCCCAGTCGCGCACCCATGTTCGCAGGAACTCGCGCGCAGATGCTTGCGCATGGCACCGCTGCAGGCCGTCGAGAATCTGGTCGCACTGCTGGTCCGTCAATGGCCGGCGGCGGTGGCGCCTTCAGTACAGCGAACGGCGCGCTGCCTACGATGTATTTGTCTTCGATCATGCTGTGGTGCGTGTAGCTCATGCCGTCGCCTTCGTAGTCGCAGGGTTGTGGTTCCGAAGGTAGTCGGTCAACTGCCCCTCGGTGGTGTGAGTGCTCATCTTCCGGGCCTCGCGGCGACCTTCTTTGGCATCCTTGTCGGTCAGCGCGCGGGCGCGGATGTCGCGCAGCATGAAGTGCTGCACCTGGGCGCGCTTCATGCCCCGCTGCCAAGCGTTCGATGCCGCCTCGTAGGTCATTGGCTCGCCCGTCTGGATCGTGAACAGGTAGGGCGTCTCCACGCGCTGCTCGGCCCGCTGGCGCAGCATGCGCTCGGCCTTGATGCGGCGCAGCGCCGCGATGGCCGCCTGCAGCCTGGGGGTCCACTCGATGACGACGCGGCCTCCGGTCTTGCTGCGCCGGAAGCTGATGCCCTCGCGGGTCAGGAACGGCTCGTTTGGGTCGGCGCTGGCCGTCTCGCGCAGGGCGATGATGCGGCCGATGTCCTGGCCGGTCAGGTAGGCGACCTCGATCAGCGCGCACATGGTCAGGCCAGAGCGCGTGCGCACCGTGCGGCTGCGCCGGCCGCCGCTGGCGCCGTACAGGCACCCGAGCTTGACGCGGCGGATCTCGCTGGTGGTCGGGCACCGCTGGCGCGGGCGTTCGGCCTTGGTGCGGATGACGCCATCCACGGGATTCGTGCCCACGGGGCGCTGGCCGACCTCGATGGCGAAGCGAAACAGTTCGCGCAGCAGGGCGCGGTACTTGTTGAAGCTGCGCGCCTTGCCCGACCAGGCCGCCAGGAACTCGACGCAGTGCGGCGGGGTGATCTCGTCGGGCTTGAACTCCGCGAAGGCGTCGGCCACGTACACCAGCATCCGGTTGGTGTCCTCGCGGGTCTTGGGCGCCTTGCCGGCGAGCACGCGGTCCTGCCAGTCCGCGATGAGCGCGGGCATGAGGTACAGCGCCGGGTCGGCGTCGAAGGCGCGGTAGGCCCGCCACAGAGCAGGCAGGCCATCGGCCACGAGGGACAGGTTCGTCCACTCACGCTTGCTGCCCCTGGCCACCGCGATGCGATACCAGCGGCCGTGCGGGAACACCCTTGGTGGAAGGGCTGGGTCTTTCTTCACGACGCACTCCTGCGCGTCCTCGCACCTTCGGGGTGCGGTCCGGTGCCGCGGCCTCCCCGCGGCAGACCGCATCGTAGTGCGCTCGCTCCAGCACGACACGCCCATGCCGGCCGATGTACGCCCGCCAGAACCCGCGACGGTGCAGAAGGGCAATCTGCCGGGCGGGCTGCTCGTACTCCGTCAGGTCGACGAGTTCTTCGGGCGTGAACGTCAGGCCGGCCATGGGTCGATCACTGGCGCGGGCGGTACTCGCCCAGGTAGACCGGGATGTCGTTCTCGCCGCCCATCAGCGCCCACTTGACCTTGTCGGCGAGCTCCTGGGCCATCTGCTCGGCGTGCTCTTCCTCGCGGATCAGGTGCACGCCCAGCGACAGGGACGGCTTGTTCGCGTCGCCGGTGCGCACCGACAAGCGCATCACGAACACGCGGCTGCTCAAGCACGCGAACGGCGCGCAGGAGAACAGGATGAACTCGGGCAGCGGCGCGTTCTTGCTGGTCGCCGCGACCGACTCCATCACGCTGCGCTCGGCACTCAGCGACTGCTCTTCGGCCTCGACCTTGCGCGCCGACTCGATCGTGATGCGCCGCACCGCGTCGCAGGCCTTGCGCGTCTCGATGGCGTCGCCCATGCCAGTCTGGCACGCGATCTGGTGCGCCCAGTCCTCGAGGAACTCGGCCAGTTGGCGCTGCGACACGCCGCCGCGGCTGGACAGGTTCAGCAGGTCGTACAGCGCCTTGTAGGCTGCCGTGGCTTCCAGGGACAGCATTGCCGCGTTGTCGGCCTGCCCCGGGTTGTCCGGCGTGCCCAGGTTGAGCACGGCCACGGCCGTCACCTTGTTCACGAACACGGTCGCGCCGTCTTCGGCGTGCTGCTTGGTGTAGGCCGCGAAGTGCTCGATCGACGGCGTCGTCATCGTGCCGCGGGCGCGGCGCCGATGCGGGAGCTTGTTCTCCAGATCGTTGATGTCGAAGTTGTCGGGCAGCGCGACCAGGCCGGGGCCGTCCATCAGCATCGCCGCGTTGATCGACGCGCGAGCTTCCTCGATGGCCGGACCCTGCATCAGGGACTGGAGGGTGTCTTTCTCGATCATGGTGTTCCTTGGTGGGTCAGGTGTTGGGGAGCTTGGCCTGCGCGCCCTCGTCGATCAGGCGCTGCTGCGCCAGCGAGAGCCGGCCGCCCTTGCCGACGTGCAGCACGCTCGCGCCCTTGACCTCTTCGGACGTGCTGCCCAGGCGGCTGGGCGCCTTGAACACGAGCTTGTGGCTGACGACGACCTGATGGGTCTGCTTGATCTGCTCGAACTCCAGCTCGAGCGCGACCTTGCCCTTCTTGCCGTTGTCGACGACCGCCGCCGCGGTCTTGGAAAGCGCGACGGACAGCATCGTTTCCAGTTGGCCGCCGTCGAGGTCGGTGATGAACTCGGAGACGTCGGTGGCCGCGTCGCGCGGCTTGGGGACTTCGTACATGGTGGTGTGCTCCAGGGGTCAGGTGGTGGTCGCCCTGGCCGATTCGTCACCGCGGGCCACGGTGCTATGAGTCCGGGGCTCGCCACCCCGGGCCGCCTGCGCGCATCGGCCATGCGCCTTGCCAGGCCGGCTTGACATCACTCGACCGGCAGCGTCTGCTGCTGCGGATCCGTCTCGGGCTCGGGATCCGGCTCGGCGCCGGCCGTCTCGACCTTGGTGCCGTCCGACATCGCGGCGACGATGTCGTCCTGCGACGCGACACGCACGTCGTAGGTGCTGGCCGCGACGTGGTCGCGGGCCCGGGCGGGGTGCGCCGCGCGCACGAGGCGCACGACGCCGGTGGTGCGGTGGTAGACGGCGTAGATGCGAGCAGCCATCACTTCGCCCCCTGCGCCGCACCGGCGCGTTCTTCGACTTCCATGTCGCCGACGAAGTCGTCGCCGCCGCCCTGCTGCTGGCCGGCCTCCTGGCCGACGTTGCCGGCGCCGCGGATCTCGACGGTTTCGGGGTCTGGATCCGGCTCGGTGACGTGCACGAAGTTGCCTTCGAGTACCACGCCCTTGCCTTCCTCGGCCGCGTGCGTCACGTCGATGGCGTTCTGCAGTTCGATGCTCGCGGGCATGTACTTGAGCACCTGCAGCAGGGCCACCTTGCGCCCGTACATTTCGAGGTTGTTCTCGCCGGAGTTGGCGTAGTGGCGCTGGCCGACCTTGTTGTACTGGCGCAGGTGCTTCATCACCTTGTTGCGCGACCAGACCTCGATCACCGGCATGGCCGCGTCGCGCACGCGCCCGATGGCGTAGACGTGCGTGAACGGGGCCGCGTCGTCCGCGTCGTCGCCCGGCACGTGGCGGCAGAACGGCGCGTCGCCCAGTTGGTACTCGAAGGCGTCACCCTCGCGCACCGCACCGGTCCAGACCGTCGCGCGGCCGGCGCGCGCCACCAGATCGACCAGACCCTTCCAGCCGGGCACGAAGGTGCACGTGCCCTTGTAGGGGATCAGGTAGCCCTGGCCGCCGATGCCGGGCTCCAGGCCCATTTGCGCCGCGGTCATGATGCTGGCCGCGATGCTGTGCGGGCTGCAGGCCTGCAGGTCGTGGTTCGTGCTGAAGGCCGTCAGCGCCAGGCGGGCCATGCGATCGGCGTTCATGTGCCGCGGCAGCGCCAGCGCCAGCTGCGGCTTGAGCTTGTCCATGAACGCCGAGAACCTGGCGACCTCGTTGCCGCCGCCCTTGGCCGGCGCGTTGGATCCGGCCATCTGCCGGAGTTGGTTCGTGCTCACGTGGGTTCCTTTCGTGGTTGGTGAGCGTTGGGGATCAGAGCCCTTCGGTGGCGAACGGCTTGAGCGAGAACACGCGGGACTGCCAGGGCTTGTGCGCCTTCTGGTAGCCCTTGACGCCGAGAGCTTCCTTGAGCGCATCGTGGTCGAGCGCCTTGCCCTCGCGGAGCTTCCACTCCACGGCCGTCTTGCCGTTGGGCAGCACGACCGCGACCGCGTCCTTCATGTGCTGCTTGACCTCGAACTCCAGGGTCAGGGCCTCGGCCTCGCGCGCCTTGATCTCCTTGTCGACCGCGCGCAGGCGCAGCAGCGCGTGCACCAGGCCCTCGTCGGCCAGCAGCGGCGCGCCGCCTTCGAGCTCCTTCGGGTAGAGCCGGTCGAGATCCTTTAGGTTGATCGGCGGCGGCGCCACGCCCTCGATCACGTGGTTGTTCCAGAACCGCCGCGCCTCGCCGCGCAGGTAGTTGATGACCGCGTCGTCGGCCGCCACCGGGTAGGCGCGCAGTTCGTCGGCGCCGAACAGGGCCGCCAGGATCCCCTTGCGCCGGCGCGTCACGCCCAGGCCGTGCATCACCTGGGCCGTGTAGTGGGTGGGCATCTGGTCCGTGCCCGACTCGCCCCAGCCGTCCTTTACCAGCTTGAACGGGTGGACGGTCTTCAGTTCGACGTTCGTGATCTCGTCCTCGCCGTCGAGGATGATCTCGAAGTCGATCTCGGAGGCCAGGAACGGCAGGTCGGCGTCCTTGTAGCGCCGGTTCATCGCGACGATCTCGACATCGTGGCCGTCCTCCTGCAGCTGCTCGACGAGCATTTCCGCGACGACGGACTCCCACCGCACGCCGCGCGCCTTGGGGTTGCGCCGGCCCATCGCGCCCTCGACCCGCGGCCGGCTCTTGTCCAGCCACAGTTCGTGCGGCGTGCGCCACGGGCTGATGCCGATGACGGCCGCAATGTCCGCGCCGCCGATGTACTTCATGCGGTCGTGCTGGCCGGGCTCGATGACCTGCAGGTCGGTGTGCGCGACGACGACCTTGTCGGTCTTCGCGTCGTAGGTGATGGTGTCCATGCTCAGAGCTCCAGGGTGGAGGCGGTCAGGAACCGCCAGAGGTTCTTCAGGAGGCGCCGCACGCGGCGGCGCCAGGGAAGGCGGTAGTGCTCGACGGTGATGGGCGCGGGCATCACTTCCCCCGCTGCATGTCGTCGGCGATCAGGTCGCGCAGGTATGCGCTGCCGCCGTTGCGCTTGACCCACTTGTGCTGCTTCGCCGTCACCCACGCGCCGATGCGGGTGGTGTAGATCGGGCTGCCGTGCGGCGCGCGGTGCTTGGGGCGATGCTGCTTCTGCTTCATGCTCATGACGCATCCCAGCCTTCCGTGTCCGCCATCGCCGCCTCGATCTCCTGCGGGTTCGTGATGGCCTGGCCCTCGACCCGGCCGGCCGGGTTCGGCGCACTCGGCATGCGCTTGAGCGTGTAGAAGTCGGACAGCGACAGCCCGATCTGCAGGCGCACCGGCGCCGCCAGGATCTCGCCGCGCACCATGAACGGCTGGTCGCAGCCGCCGTCGTCGGTTTCGCAGTGGACGACCTTGGGCGCGTACTGCGGCAGGTTCTTCGTGTGGATGACCGACACCGTGCCGCAGTGCGGGCACGCGACCTCGACGCATGGGCCGAAATCCCCCTTGTTCTTCACGACGGCCATGACCTGTTCCATGTGGATCTCCTTCAGTCGAGAACGCCCCAGGGGTGAGCCCAGGACCAGATGAGCACGGCGAGCACCGCGAGCACCACGACGGCCCAGAACCAGCGCGGCATGCGCACGGCGTCTTCGGCCTCGCGCGCCGCCTCGGATTCGCGGTCGCGTGCCGCGTCGTGCTCGTCGTCGACCGGGCAGGTCGGCTCGAAGAAGTGCAGGCGGTCGCCACGCATGCCGGCCGCCATCAGTTGAAGGTCGACGGGACCACGTTGCCCAGGTTGCCCATGCGGGCCATGAACATCGTGATCTCGTTGTAGGTGTTCTTGCCGCCCGGGATTGCCTCGGGGTCGACCTCGATGGCGTTGCCGGTGTCGAACGACCCGTCGGACTGCAGCGGCGTGTACATCAGCGCCGCGGACTGCACCCCCTTGGGCACGCCGGCATCCGCCGCCGCCGCGACCAAGTCCTGCAGCATCGCCGCGGCCTCGTCGCCGAACTTCTCGCGCACCTTCTCGACGTTGATGTCGCTCATTTCGATCCAGTACACGCAGCCCAGTGCCTCGTTGACGAGGTACTGCTGCGGGACGTTGCTCTTGCTCACGCTTCCTCCAGTTCCCGCGTGATGCGGGCGATTGCCTGGGCTTTCCTGTCGTGCAGACAGAACTCGGTGTAGTTGTCGCTGTAGGGGTAGGACGGGTCGAACCCGCTGCGGGCCTGGGCCAGTTGCGCGAGCAGTTCCTCGCGCGTCGGCCTGCGCGGCGGCACAGGCGCTGGCATGGCAGCAAGGCGGGCCGCTGCTGCCGCGGCGTGCTTGGCCTTGATCTGCTCGCAGATCTCGGCCAGGCCGGCGAACGGGCCCGCGCTCACGCTGCGACCTCTTCGGCGTCGAAGTCCGGCCATACCGCCACCGCGGCGACGGGCTTGGGGTTTGCGGGGGGCAACGCGCGGATCGCGTTGATGACCGGTTGGTAGTTCACTTGGATCCCCTGTCGGCGGCATCCTTGCCGCCTCGGAGAGATCATCGCGCATCGCTGCGCACAAGTCAACAGCAAATCGCTACGCAATGCGCGCGAACGTCTGCTCCGCGCTACGCGCGAACGTCAGACGGGTTCAGTCGTCGGGCGTGAGGTCGATCCGGGGCTCGGTGCACGACACCGAGACGTTCCCGGTCTGGGTCGTCACGACCAGGCAGCGGGCGCTGTCGAACTCGTCGATCGGCATGGTCAGCACGTGCGCATACCCGCCTCCCGGCAGGGTGATGGTCTGCTTGACCGCGGCCGGCTCCGTCGGCCTGGGCGCCCTTGGTTCCGGCGCCGTCGTCGGCCCGCAGGCAGCAATCATGACCGACAGTGTGATTACTCCTGCGCGCATTGATCTATGCCGTCAGTTGTGCTCTTCGCGGCCATGCAAGGCACCACGCGAATGCGGGGAGATTCGTTCTGGGGATATCGCTGATCTGGCATTGTGCGCAGTTGGATCACTACGCCGCCAGCGACGGCAGTTTCCTCTGCGTGTGCTGGAGCATGGCCTGCAGCCCCGCGCGCCAGTGGTCGGCACCACCATCGCGCGCCCATCCCGCAAGGTTGGTGGCGATCGCTTCCCGGGCCGCGGGCGGCATGCCCTGCAGGGCCAGGCCGAGCACGTTGAGGGCTTGGTCGATGGAAACAGTAGCAGTCGGCACAGTCACTCCCTGACTTGGTAGTTCTGTGTCCATGATGCCATGCGGCAGGCCGAGCGCGTCCTCGATGGCCCGCGCCTGATTCGTGCCCATCGCACGGGACTTGCCCGTCTTGCTGTCCGGCGCGCCATTGCGGATCTGACTGAGCGTGCTGTCGCGAGAACTTCGGCCGAGCTTGCGGCTCAGTTCGGCCAGCGACAAGCCGTGCTGCTCGCGCACCCACTCCAGTCGGTCCTTGCGGATTTCGGCGATCGTTCTCATGGGCGCGAGTTGAACCCGGCTGCATAGCGGCGTGGCGCGGCACTGGGCTATACAGGTGCGGAGTGCCGCGCTATGATGCACAGCATGGAACTAAGCACCTGGGTCAAGGCCGTGCATGGCCGTGGGTACGCGCTGGCCCGCGCGATCGGTGCGCACCCGGTGTGCGTGTTGCAGTGGGCGGCCGGCCGGCCGGTGCCGGTCAAGTACATGGCCGCCATCGAACTGTTCACCGGTGGCGATGTCACGCGCCAGGAAATGTGCCCCGACGAGTGGCACAAGATCTGGCCCGAGCTCGTCAGCCGCAAGCGCAGCGAGCAGTTGCGCGCACTCGGGATGGCCGCGTGAGCGTGCCGCCGCTGGCTGACGACGTGCCGCGCTGCGCTGGATGGCGCGATGACGTGCCGCCGCGGCAGGCGGACTGCCCGCTGCGCAACGGATGCCGCCGCTACCTGGCCCTGGTCGACAACGACATTGGGCCGCGCACCGTCGTCGAACTGTGGATGTGCAAGTCCCCGCAGTTCGAGTGCCGCATCGAGGTGGAGTAGGGCCGTGGTGTTCATGCCTCCAGCGTGCACCAGGCCGCGCCCGCGGTCATCCAACGCATTCCAACCCGTGGCCCAGGAGGGGCTATGACAGTCACTGCGAACCCGTTGCCGGAGTCGTGGCACGAGGCGCTGATCGAGGCCGTCAAGGCGGCTGGCGGCAGCAAGGTCGTCGCTGCTGCACTCTGGCCTTCCGCCGCCTCCCGCGACCTCGACGCCGCGCGCCGCAAGCTCACCAACAGCCTGGACCCCGAGCGCGCCGAGAAGCTGTCCCTGGATGAGGCGCTGCACGTGATGCGCTTGGCCCGAGACGCCGGCTGCCATGCCCCGATGGCGTTCCTGTGTGCCGTCCTGCACTACGCCCCTCCCTTGCCCGTCAAGCCGCGCGACGAGGCCGACCAGCTTCGCCGCGAACTGCTGGCGATGGGCCGGAGCCTGCAGGAGGGCTTGGCCCGGCTGCAGGACCTGGACGATGCCGCGTCGTATGAGTCGACGACCCGGCCAAGGTGATGCGACAGGAGGGTATGGCATGGATTTCGGTACAGCTGCTGCGGATCTCGGCGCAGGCGGCAGAGCAGGCGACCCCGCCGAGGGCGCCGTCACTGCTGCTGGGGAAGTGGCGCAGTGGCTCGACGACCGAGGCGGTCTTCGAGTGGCTGGCGGACAAGAGCCGGTCGCGCGTGTGGTGGCCGCGGGGCTCGATCGTGCGTGGCACCGGTCGCAGTCAGAAGGCGGTGGACTGGGCGCTGCTGTTCCTGCGCTCGGTGGAGGCCGTGGAGATCTCGACGGACATGCGGTGCGGTCGGTATCACCGGTATCGGGTGGTGCCGGGCCGCAAGGCGCAGCAGCTCCGCCGGCCGAACGAGTCAGACTGAAGAATCAGCTTGGCGCGCTCTACACGGTCGAAGACCTCAAGAACCGATGCTGGATCGACCCCGTCGACGAGGGGCATGGCGCCTCGGCAGGGCCGTGCTGGCACGTGCGCACGGCGCGCGGCCGAGCGCTGGCGCAGGGGCGGGAGTTCAACCAGCACCGGGTCTGGGTGCCGGGCCACGGGTCGATGCACGTCGTCACCGCGGCGTGGCTGCTGGGCCGGCCCGACGAGCCGGTGAACGACGGCTACGTGCGCTACCGCACGTGCCAAAGCCACGACTGCGTCAACCCCGAGCACCTTCACCAGGGCCGGATGAAGAAAGCGATGCGCGCCGCGGGCAAGCGCGGCGCGATGAATACACCCGCGCGCAGGGCGATGCTGGATCAGCGTCGCACGGCCGCGATCAAGCTGCAAGGAGAGTTGCACGAATGGGCAGTACAGAGCACGCAGAGCGCGCAGGCGGCGGCCTGGGGGCTGATGGTAGGGCGCAGAGCAGTGCAGGGGGCCAGGCGCCGGGCAGAGGCCAAGGCAAGCCGCGATCAGGCTCTGCGGGCCGCGTCGTCCATCTTCGCCCTGGCGCAGGCGCCGACCGAGTGACCGAGGACGCGCGCCCGGAGCCGCCGTACCCCGCAGATGTGCGGGCGAAGGGGTGGCGGTTCCAACTGGACTACGAGCGCATCGAGCAGTCTGGCACATGGAACGAGGCCGGCAGCTTGGCCCTGGACGGCCTCCCGCTGGCGCGGCCCCTGCTGCTTGCCACGTGGTACGCCGCTTGGAAGCAGGTGCCGTGCGGATCGCTGCCCACCGATGACCGCGAACTTGCCGGGTGCATCGGGCTGCCTCGCCGGGTGTTTTCCGAGTACCGCGAGATTCTGCTCCGTGGCTGGTGCGAAGCGTCGGACGGCCGTCTGTACCACCCGACGATCACTCAGATGGTGGTCGAAATGATGACCCAGCGCCGCAGCGACGCCGATCGCGTTGCGCGCTGGCGCGAGGTCCAGGCCGCCAAGAAGGCCGCTGCGGCGGCCGCCAAAGAGCGAGGAACGAAGGCCGATGTAACGCGTAACACTGAATCATGTAACGCGTTACCAACGCGTGAGTACGGTGTGAGTACGACACCGGAACCGATTAATACCCTACTCACTACGTTCGTAGGGGTCAGTAGCGAGAACGGTTCTCAACTGGAAACCGATGCTGACCAGCCGGCACCTGAAGGTGCCTCGTCGACTTCGCAGGCTCAGTCGACCCCCCGGGCCACGTCCAGGAAGATCCCTCCCTGCCGCTACGACGAGATCGTCAAGGCCTACCACGAGGTTCTGCCGGAACTCCCTGCCGTCAGGCTCATGGACGAGAAGCGCCAGCGCAGCATGCGCAAGCTGTGGATGTGGGTGTTCATGACGAAGCTCTCCGACGGACGACCCAGAGCCACAACCCACGACGAAGCCGTCGCGTGGTTCCGCACCTACTTCGACCGCGCCAGGGAGTCCGACTTCCTCATGGGCAGGACGCCCCGAGCGCGTGGACATGAAGGCTGGAAGTGCACCCTGGACTACCTCATGTCCGACAGGGGCCTCAAACACGTCGTGGAGGGCCTGCAATGAGCACGAAGACCCCAGGCAAGGGCAGGGCAGCGATGGAGGAACTGACGGGCCTGCGCGTGCCCCCACAGTCAATCGAGGCCGAGCAGTCGGTGCTGGGTGCCCTGCTCAACGACAACCTGGCCTTCGACAAGGTCGCCGACGTGCTGACCGAGGCCGACTTCTACCGTCGTGAGCACCAGTTGCTCTGGTCGTGCATGGCCGGGATGATTCAGGCCAGCAAGCCGGCCGACGTCATCACCGTGTTCGAGGCGCTGCGCGTCCAGGGCCTGCACGAGGATGTCGGTGGGCTGGCCTACATCAACGACCTGGGCATGTCGCTCGGCACGGCAGGCAACATCGGCCGCTACGCCCAGATCGTGCGCGAGCGGTCGCTGCTGCGGCAGACCATCAGCGCCGGCGACGAGGTCGTCAGCGATGCGTTCAAGGCCGAGGCGGTCGCGCCGGTGGTCGAGCGCGGCATCGAGGCGTTCACCCGGATCTCGCAGGGGATGGAGGCCAAGCGCAAGCCCAAGCGCATCGGCGACCTGATGGTCGGCGTGATCGACCGCGTGCAGGCTCTGGCCGACGGCACGGCGCAGGCCGGCTGGCCGCTTGGCTTCCCGGACCACGACAGAGCCCTCAATGGCGGCCTGCGCCCCGGCGGGGTGTACGTGCTGGCCGCCCGGCCGAGCGTCGGCAAGTCCAGCCTCGCGCAGCGGTGCGGCCTGCACTTGGCCCGCAACGGGGTCACGACGCTGTTCCTGTCGCAGGAAATGCCCGAGGACGAGTGCGGCACGCGCGCCATCGCCGAGGCCGGCCGGGTGGACTACGGCGGCCTGCAGGCCGGGAACCTGAAGGACGACGACTGGGGCCGCCTGGTCGAGGGTGTCGACTCGCTCGCGCATCTGCCGTACTGGATCGACGACCAGCCGAGCCTGCGCCTGGGCGACATCCGGGCGAAGGCCCGGGCCGTGCCCGGCCTGCAGGTACTGATCCTCGACTACGTGCAGCTGTGCGAGTCGGAAGAGCGCGCGAGCAACCGGAACCTTGAGGTCGAGGCGATCAGCCGCGGCATCAAGTCGCTGGCCAAGCAGATGGGCATTGCCGTGATCCTGCTGTCGCAGCTGAACCGCGAGGTCGAGAAGCGCCCGGGTGCCGAGCCGATCATGTCGGACCTGCGGGACAGCGGCGCCATCGAGCAGGATGCCGATGTGGTCTGGTTCCTGTGGTCGGTGGGCGACGACACCATGCAGGGTCCGCGCATCGTCGGCTCGAAGCTGGCCAAGAACCGCCAGGGTCGCAAGCACCGCGGCGCGCTGGCCTTCGATGGCCGCGTGCAACGCTGGGGCGAGAGCACTGCCAACATCGACGAGGCGATGGCCGTGGCCGCCAAGGCGCGCAAGGGCACCAAGGGTGGCGGGGAGTTCTGACGTGACGCCACGCCCGCGCCCATCCCTGACCGCCTGGCGCGACAGTCCGCGCACGAAGGAGCGGCGCAAGTACGCCAACGAGCCGACCGTGGTCGATGGGGTGCGGTTCGATTCGAGGGCCGAGGCCAAGCGATGGGTTGATCTGCAGTGGATGCTCAAGGCCGGCCAGATTTCTGACTTGCGGCGTCAAGTTCCATTCGAGTTAGTGCCGGCGCAGGTGTTGCCGGATGGCCGAAAAATTAGGGCCATGACTTACATCGCGGATTTCACTTACAGAGACAAGGCTGGCGCTCTGGTTGTCGAGGATCCGAAGGGGTGCGGCACGGCGGAGTGGGGGTTGAAGCGGAAATTGATGTTGTGGAGACACGGCATTTGGGTAAGGGAAATCAAGGCATGAAGGTCGGGATGAACTGCTCGCAATGCGGCGCATTCTTTATGAAGCGTCACGACCGGGTTGTTGACAGAAACTATTGCTCGCGCCAGTGTTTGAGTGCATCGCAGGCGACGCCGGGATCGCGGTGGTCGTCACATATGCCAAACAAGCAGCAGCAGGCGGCTTACATGAAGGCTTATGTCGCTGCAAACAGGGAGCGCCACAACGAGCGCGGGCGCGAGTGGGCCAAGGCAAACAGAGATTCAAGAAACGCCACACAGAGACGGCGCAGAGCGTTGGGTTGCGACACCAGATACCCAGCGTTAAAGGACCAGCCTTTAGACAAAGCGGCTGGATGTGTTGCCTGCGGCTCTCATCGCCGGCTTGAGGTTGACCACATTGTTCCCGTTTCTAGGGGTGGATCTTCAGAGCGCGCAAATCTGCAGCTGTTGTGTCGAACGTGCAACGCTTCAAAGGGCGCGCGCACGATGCAGGAGTGGCTTGAGATCAAGAGGGGCTGGAAGCGCGCGCTGATGCTGTACGTGCACGGCGTCGAGGTCACGGTGGTGAAGGCATGAGCGTGCAGTGCCTGACCTGCATGAGCCTGCGCCTCAAGGGCGTCGCTGCTGCGCGCAGTATGTTCGGCCAGTGCAAGTTCAAGCCGGCGCATGAATTGGTGTCGGTGCTGTACCCGCGCGAGTGCCATCGGCATTCTCAGGCTGATGCGCATGTGGGCGAGCAGCGGCAGCAGTGGGCTGCGAGGACGACGAAAGGCCGCGCGTGATGGCACTCGAAGAGCGAGGGTTGACGCCGCAGCGCGAGCGGTTCGCGCAGTTGGTGGCCGAGGGGAAGATGACCCACACGCAGGCCTATCGGCTTGCGTACCCGAAGTTCAAGGGCAAGCCAACGACCGCGAACGAAGAGGCGAGCCGGATGGTCAATGACCCCGCGATCGCTGCAAGGATCGCGGAACTGAAGGAGGCCGCGCTGCAGCAGTCGCAGTTGCGCGCTGTCGAAGTGCTCGCCGAGGTCCGAAAACTGGCGCACTCCGACATCGCCAACGTGATGAACGACGACGGCACGGTCAAGCTGCCGCACGAGCTCAACCCGGCGACGCGCGCTGCGGTCAAGAAGTTCAAGATCGACGAGCTCGGCCGGATCGAATACGAGTTCTACGACAAGGGGCAGGCGCTGGACAAGGCGATGCGGCATCTGGGTCTGTACGAGCGCGACAACCAGCAGCAGGCCGGCGGCCTCGCTGCGCTGCTTGGCATGCTGACCGGGTCGGTAGTGAGGCCGCGGCCAAGTGCCGCGCAGCCGGATGACGAGGACGATGTCATCGACGTTTGATGTTGCGCCAATTCATGCGTAGCGCTATGCTGCGCCTAACGTGGGAGCTGAACGGCGGCCGTAAGGCCGTCAGTTCAAGCGACGGGTTAGGGCGCTGGTGCCGAAGCGTGATGTTTGTTTGCGCAGTTACAAAATACTTGTTGACGTGCTTTGATTGCGCATAT